TTACAAGGCTCTTAAAGTTGCGTGGGGCACTGATGGGGCAAACTCACTCAATTTTGAGTTCAGAAGCGCTACCTGCGCATCGTTATTTTCTGACATCCATTTCCCGTAAACCTGGAAAACCATCTGCGCATCAGCGTGACCCATTTGCGAAGCAATGAATGCAGGGTTGGCTCCAGCCGTCAATGACCAACAAGCATATGTGTGACGTGACTGATATGACTTCCTGTGACGAATGCCTGCGCGCTTGACTGCCGTATCCCAGGTCTGCCTGACTGAATCGACCGTGAAGTGATCCCCACATAAACCCGTTCTTGAAGTTACGGATGGGAGAAAAACAAACGTGCATTTGTGCTTCTCTTTTTTCCCGTACTCTCGCAGGTGAACATCAATCACATGCTCTCTGCCAAGCCTGGTGATTTCAAGCTGGCTCTTCAGCGCTTCGATTGCAGGCTCGATCAGGTGTATGGCCCTGTTTGTTCCTGCCTGAGTTTTTGGAACGGTAAATTTATCCTGCGCCAGGTTCCTCCTTATCATCATCGTTCCCGCCTTAAGGTCTATATCCTCCCACCCCAAAGCGCACAGCTCACCAGGGCGGATTCCTGTGTAGACGGAAAGAGACCACATGTTTTTTGCTTGCTGGCTGCGACAAGCTTCAATGAGCCTGACAAACTCTTCCCTTGATAGCGGGTCAGGAACTACTCGCGACTCTCTTAGTGGCGATATTCCCTTAAATGGTGTGTCATCAAGATATCCGTTTTCAACGCCAAACTGAAAGATGGCGAAAAGGTTAGTCATGTAGTTATTGACCGTCACCGCAGAACGCCCTGGCTCAGTCACCACATACTGCGTCTTAGGGAGTTGATAGCCGGTCAACAATTCCTTCCTTACCTCAAGAATCCTTTCTTTACTTATCGACGATGCGATCGTCTTCTCACCGAGAATGAGAAGAACGTTTTTGATTATCGTCCGGTATGTCTTTATCGACGTCGATGCAACATCAGTCTCTTTAAGCGATAAATACTTCTCTGCTAGTTCTCCTATGGTTAGCGCCTTGCTAACCTCACCAAATCGCTGAAGGTTAGGGGAGTTTGGAAACTGTGATGCATAGTTGAAAGTTCCCGTCTTTACTGCGTAGACAATGCTTGTACGCAGCTCTCCAGCAATCTTCCTGTTTTTCGCCGTATCAGGTACACCAAGACTTTCCCTTACCCTGACGCCGTTATAGATAAACCACAGGCGCAGCGTGCCCCCGTGGTTTTCAACCCCGGTTGGATACTTCATGCATCTTCCTCTTTGGTTAATCGAAGGGGTATTTAAGCAGATTTCTTGCGTGGAATCGCTGGTTGCTGGCGCTCAACCCATTTGTCGACTTCGTGGCGGTTGTAGAGGATAGGGGAGTTATCCTTCGGCTGGCAGTCGCATGAGTAATGGCGGTACTCTTTACCCTCCATCCATGACGTTTCTCTGGCTAATCTGATCGCGTTCTTTGTCAGTCCGGTAATCGCCATCAGAACTTTCTCTGATACCCACTTATTGGGCACCAGTTGGATCGTATCGCTCATGAGTGTCTCCAGGCAAAAAAGAACCCGGCGCGGGGCCGGGCAAAAGGGATAACGTGGCAGTGCTTTCGCACCCAATAGCCAGCTCATAACTGGCTATCAGTTGCGTCAGTCGTCTTCATCTTCCTCCCAGTCCTCGTCGTAATATGTCGAGGCGAGAAGTGGGTTAGTTGCTGATAGAATCTCTCCAGCGGCACCCTGGCGCTGAAGTCGACGAAGCGCTTCGTATAGCTCGAAAGCCTCGGTTCGCTCGTCACCTATATCGAGTGCGCATGCAACCTTGTGCGCCTCGGTGACCAGAGTTGATAACTGGTTTCGGATGTCCTGAATGGCGCTCATAGTTCTCCTTACGCCGCACGCTGGGCGCGCAGCTTCTTCAGGTGTTCTGCTGTTTCGATTTCTTCTGCGATCCGCTCGGCCTGTGCTTTGGTCAGCGGTTCGAATTCGTGTTGAAAGCGGCCCATGCTGGCGATGCAGGTGCGGCCGTTGCGGATGTAGTGGACTACTTCGTGGGTAGCGCGGAGGATTTTGCAGGGCGCGCCGTGGGGATCGGCATACCAGGTATTAGGCTGTATTATCCTGAACATTGGTTGACTCCTGCATCATGAGGAAGACAATCATTGCGGCACGAAGTGGGTTATCGTTAAAGCTATATGCATCGTTGGGATGAAAAGCCTCGGCTCCCCAGCCGCCTCTTTTGTCAGCTTCGCTCATTGCATAAAGGCTGATTTTATTTGCGGTTATAATCGGCCACGCATCCGCCGGGTTATTGCATGGATCGAAGAAGAATTTGTTACCTGATTTATTCTTTGGTTTATCAAACTCGTACCGTCGATCATCGCTCATGAAGATATCGGGAGCGACCTCTTTGCAGCCTAATGCGAATGCCACCAACTTATTAATTTCTTTGTCACTCAGCTTGCTGTAATCCATCACATCCCCCTCTGCTTATTCTTGAGTTCGATCTCTTCCTGGCAGCTGGAACACGTTTTGCAGCCGGGAACGGCAGCGCGCCGCGGCTCGGGAATTGGTTCGTCGCATTCTTCACAACGCTCAGCTGATACGTCGTTACGGTTCACTCGGTGAGCGGAAAGGGCAGCGTTACGCTGAGGCTCTTCAATCTCTGCTGCGGTGTCGATGATGTCCATGTTCAATGCTCCCGGAACTGTCGGTTAATACGGTTGAAGGTGAACGCCAGCAATAAAAAAGGCCGCTTTAGCGACCTGGTGATTAGTGCTTTCATGCTGCGCCGCCTTCATTCTTTTCGGCTTCGACCGCCATCTGCTCAAGCCGTCGCGATAGCTCGGCGGCCAGCGTCTGGAACTCTTCCTCGGTCGCCACCGGGATCGGCACAAATCGAATCCCGATGTGGGCCAGGTGATTGGCAATTTCGATGCTTTTTCTCAAATCAACTGGTGAGGCTCTGTTCATGCCGCACGCCCCAGCTCTGCGAGCCCACCGCGCACTGCATCAATGATGCGTTCGAGGTACTGATAATGATGGTTCGGCACTGACGGCCATTTTGCGTACCATGGATCATCGCCTAGCAGGTTAAGCAGCTTGTCGCCAACGAGATAATTGCAGCAGCTCGCCTTCACATCTTCAGCATCTTCAGCCTCATCCCACATTGTGCGGGCTTCATTACCGTCAATTTCCTGCTCACGACGCAGCCGGATAATCTCACCCTTAACGAAAGCGAGGTTGGCATCATTGTCATCATCTATTGTGCTTTGCAGCTGCGGATCGAAATAGCCGATAAGGTACTCATTGCTGACGCGCTTAATGAAGTCCTGCACGGTATCACCGCCCATAGCAAGCCAGGCACCGGTCCACGCCTTACCGAAGCAGGTGATGGTGATGCGACCCTTACCGGGCTCATAGTTTTCAATCATCACCCTAACCGGGTCGAGGCGTTCAACATCTGAAATGGTAAACGCCAGAACATCGCTTTTTTCAACCTTCACGATTCAACTCCGAAGCGGCGATTAAGCCTGCCTGTGTATACGACGAACTCCAGGAGGCTAACTCCCAGAGCTTCAATTTTCTTGTGATGCTTGTTGATGATGGGAGGGACCGTTTCGTTCCAGTTAGGCTTTGGCTTCTTGCGCATGGCCTGCTGGATTTCCTTGGTGCAGCGACGGCAGGCGGCGCGTATGGCGTTGTCTGTTTCTGGCGTCATGCGGCCTCCGTTTTCACAACTTGGATGGCGCAGCCGGGTAGCAATTCAACCGCGGCGGTGGCGCACTGATTGCCCCAGTGGTGCCAGCCCGGCGCCGCGCAGCGGCTAAATAACTCAATGCGCGGCACATCACCGTAAAGCAGCTCCAGCCGGTGGCGAACTTCCCACGGCTTTTCGCTGTGCGCGCCGAGCGGGCTGTATACCACCTGCTTAATCCCTGCGTGTTTTCGTTCCAGCCCGGCGCCGCGGGTGGCAATCAAAAGGTCTTCGGTATTGGCCAGGGTGTGGTTGCCGCCGTTCATGCGTGTCTCGGCGTTAAGCAGATCGAGGAAGTCGTAAAAGTCGGTGACTTCACCCTCGGCCAGCGCCTTGTTGATGCGCAATTCCGCGTTCTGATTCAGCTTCACCCAAGTAAAGCCCTTCATCGTGCGAACGGTAAATCCCCAAGCCTCGGCCAGCTCGATTGCCTCCTGGTTATGTGTGCCGGTGTACCACATCGCCAGCACTGCGTTTTCGGCGGCAAGCTCCCACACAGGCAGGCGCTTGATATCGATTAACTTCATGGTGGAGTAGTGGTCGGCAGCGGCGCCGTTGCTGATTGCGTTGCCGTAAGACCAGGGCGGATCAGCGTAGATAAGAGAGTATTTTCCGGTCATGCATCCTCCCGCTCCGGATCGTTAACATCCCAGCCATTACGCTCAATATTTGTTTGCAGCCGCTTATCTCCGACCTCTTCAATGCTGCGGCCGGTAATCTCTGCGACTTCAGCGTTTGAGTGTCGCCACAGCAGCGCCAGCTCTTCGAGTGACCACGCTTTCATAGCACTGACTCCATTTCGTCGATGTAGAGGCCCTGAGCAATGAGGCGGCGACGTCGGGCGGCACGCGCTATGCACTCCTGCCGCCTACCCTCCTGCGATTGCTCAATGGCGCGCCGGGTAAATAGCCGCGATTTACCCTGTGGTGTTACGACCTTTGGCTTCGTGACCAGGTCGAAAGCGCGGTCGCAGATGCCGTCCTCGTTGAGCCATTTTTCCGACTCAACGATCTGCGCAATCTGTCCGGAGCCGCGGGTAATGCCGTTGGCGACCCGGTTAAACTCGATGAGCGTTACGCCAAACTTCTCGGCGATTTCGCTACCGGTGACCGGGCGGCCGCGCGTCTGAATCATCCATATCACGCGCTCACGGAGGCCGGAGAATTGCCCGGTGCGCCCGGGCCTGCGATAGAAGGGTGTGCGTTTCATTTCCACTGTTCCCCGAACGTGAAGCCGATCTCTGCCAGCGCCTCGTCCATCTTCTCAATGAACTCCGGCACCATTTCGTTGAAATCGGTCATGTACTGCGGATCCCGCTCAACGACGACGTGGTGAATGCCTTCGCGTTTCATACGCGGGTCGTAGTTGGCAAAGAACCAGGCGTCTTTCCCGGTCACCCACATGCTGTACTGTACCTGGGCCATGTACGCAGACTTTATTGCTTCGAAACCGCCAAGGCGGAATTTCATGAAGTCGCGGGAGGTGAAAGGGCATTTAAGCTCAAGGCCGAACCCGTTACTGCACAGGCCGTCAGGGGAGCACGCGGTGCGCATGCTCTCGTCACGGAACAGGATCGGAGACTCCGTGACTTTCACGTCGGTGGTGAACTCGAAGAGGGTGCGGGCGTCTTCTTCGTACTGCTTGCCCCAGGCCAGCGCCTTGGCGTTAACCTCTGGCGCGACGCCGGTGCATACCTCGGCGAGCAAGGTGTGGAAGTAGGACATTTTCATGTCAGTCCACTTCTTACCAGATCTTGGCTTGGCGATGACATTGTGCACTTCAGAGGCTGTGATAACGCCGAGGCGCAGCCTGTGCCACGCCTCATCGCCCTGTTGAATAGTGGTTACATCAATGCCGGTACGGGATTGGATAATTTCTGGTGTCATGCCGCCGCCTTAGCCCTTTTCTGAAGGAAGCCAAACCCTTTCTGTGCCTCTTCTTCAGTGAGTTCTGACGCCTCAAGAATTTGCCGTTTGAAGATGTCGCTGCAAAGAGGAAGAAAGTCTTGCTCCATGTCCTTACCAAGCTCTTTCAAAAGATTGGTAATGGACTGGATGGTTTCTTCGCTTGCTGCTGGTGGGAGCGCTTCTGTGGTGCTGCGCGGCGTGACGTCACGGATATCAACGTCCAGTGATTTGCCTTCCATTTCTTCGGCGGTGGGCTGCTGTCCGATCTCGGGCCAGGCCTTACGCAACGCCTGGGCTTCTGCGCATTTCGCCAGCTGTCCATACGGGCGCTTTTTCCACATCGCGTTCGGCGCCGTGGTGTCGCGGCCGCCGGTGGCATAGTTCTCAATCCAGTATTCTTTGGCACTGAACTCGACGATCTCGCCGCTGGGCATGCGTTTGTAGACGGTGTATTTGCACCATTGAGGGAAAGTTACTTCGACACCAGAAAGCGTCTGAGTCGTGTCTGGCCCGAACTCTGGTTCGCGGGCCCCGGCATAATCGCCGGAGCGGTCCGCCTGAATGCGGTAAAGCCCGATGCCCGGCATGACCACGTCGCGCCATTCGCTTTTGCCCGTTCTTGAGTCCTTGACGCTCATCGGCACGAGGTGAACGGGCTTCAGCAACGGATCCAACTGGCGGGCACGGCAGTAATCGAGCGCCATCATTACCGATTCGTCTTTGGCACCAGGGTAGATACTGTTCTTCAGCGCGCTCCAGGTAGCGACGTCGATACCTTTTTCTGCCAGCGCACTCGCCGTGATTGTTAATTTGTTTGCCATCGTTAATCCCCTCAAAAATTAAAACGGGCAGCCGGTACGGTGTTCCCAGTCGTATTCCGCCTGGGCGTAAGCAACTGCCGAAATGAAATCGTTGTAGGCCTCTCCAGCTTTATCGCTGCGAAGTCCTTCGTATGGGCTGGAGTCAATCGGGACCGAGAAGTGGAAGAGGCCGGACGGCTCTTTTGGCATCATGTCGATGATTTGCTGTGCCCGGTCGTCGACCCACTTCTCTTTCTCGTCGGTGAGCTGCTGCTCAACCCAGCGCCGATCTTCGATGCGGTCGTAAGTGAGGTATGCGTTCATGGTTGCCTCAGTAATGAATTTTCGCGCAGGGGATCAGGTCATCTTTTAGAGCGGTAAGAACTTCGATAGCCTGCTCGCGGGTTAAGCTGGTGTGGCTGGTGAGCGCGTTAACGATGTTGGTGCCGACCGTCTTGCGGTGCTTCACGTCAGCTTCACGTTTTGCCTGTTCGTCGGCGATGCGCTTCTGCTCAGCCAGACGGGCTTCTTCTGCCTGTTTTGCTTTCAGGCGTTCAGCTTCTACCGCCGCGGCTTTTTCGCGTTCCGCCCGGGCTTCTGCTTCCTGCTTCTCGCGTACCGCAAGCTGTTCCGCTTCAATGCGCTGGCGTTCCGCCAGTTCAGCGCGGGCTTTCTCTTCGGCTTCACGGCGCGCTGCGGCTTCAATCTCAGCTTTGTGCTTCGCTTCGGCATCGCGGCGGGCTTGCTCTGCCGATTCCTGCTTGATGCGCTCTTCGTGCTCGCGTTGAGCCTGTTCCGCCAGGCGGCGCTGCTCTTCGCGGTCACGGTCAAAATCCTTATTCATCAGCAGGGCCATTTCGTGGTCCGCTTCGAACTTGGCAGCCAGCTCCTGATCGAACCTGATGTTCATCTCCAGCGCTTCGGCGTGCATCGCGTTCATGGCTTCTTCAGCCTTAATGCGTTCCTGCTCGGCTTCCCATTCTGTGAGCGGGCGCCGTACTTCATCCTTCAGCGCGTCCAGCCGCTCACGCACAATGCGGCGGCTTTCGTCGATCTGCTTCGGCAGGGCTTTAAGCTCAGCAACCAGATCCTTGCCGGCGTTGTCGATGTAGGTTTTTGAACGGGCAACCTTATGCGCCATGGATGCGATAGCGTCACGGCCTTTACGGGTCGACACATCCGGTACCAGGCTGCGAGCTTCTTTCTCGATCGCCTCAATAATCGGGTCGAGCTGCTCTTTGGTGGTGAATACCGCCATTGCGTTCTGTTTCTCAATGACGACTAAATCCGTTACTTCGCTCATGGTTTCTCCTGAAATTTGGATGTGCAGATCCCGCCCGCGTAATGCCAGGCCGATCGGTTGAATAGGGTGGTTACTTAGAAAGTTTTGAGTTCCATGACTCTATGGCTGTAATTGGTGAGTCGAAGGTAACCGGAGCGATCCATCCGCAGCACTTTAATTGGAACTGATTGAGGATGTATGGCTCAGGACCAATCCGGCAACCGCGATCCCATTCGAACGCTTTAATTACGGGCTGTCGTTTGCAAAATGGACACTCTGTTGCGTCAGGGAGATTTTCTAAAGAAATATCCGGCAATGAGCCATCATCTTCAGCCCATTGAAGTTCGCCTGGCACAATAACCGAATACCCGTCCCAACGATCAAATTCAGGTGAAAGAACATCTTCGTAACCAGCACCGCGAAGGCGAAATTTCGCCCGGGCAATAACCGTAAGACCTTTAACTTTTCGGCTGCCCATTCGCCACATATAAACACCGGCGGAATCAGGCTTGCATTCAGAGTATTTAACCCATTGCATGCGCACCTCCACGCTGATTCGACTTTCCCCGATGCCATGGATAACCGATGGCAACCTTCATTTCGTCGTAGGCTGCCATCCACATGGCGCCATCACCGATAAAAAGGGCGATGGCTGCTTTGCTCTGCGCCGCGCGCAGCAGGTGATGATTGATCATACCTTCACCTCAACCTGTTCCAGGAGGCCAGCAACGTGCATCTGCCAGCGGTTCAGAGTCAGCTTGTCGCGCGGTGCCGATACCGACGTCAGTTGCCACTCGTTATCGTTGAGCTTTTTGGCGGTGTACTGCTTTCCGTTGTGGGTGACTGTCATAAATCCTCTTGGCCTTATCGCGGCGAACGGAACGGTTAATACAAGACTTCAACGCATTTATTCAGTGCTTCAATGGGCGGTGGATGGCCGCCGGTTGTCATAACTAAGCCGCCTCGGTGAAGCGACTGAGGTATGAAAAAAGCCGCTGGTTAGGCGGCTCTGAGTTTATTGACGTAATTCATGCATGCTGTAGGGCTGCATGTTCGCCATGTGGTTTTATGCTGCATCCGCTTGCTTGGCGGGTAATAAGCAACGGTACCTTGCGGTGTGCGAAATATGAGTGTGTTTTCTCCCTCTTCGAACTCAACCCCATTACGCTGAAAGAATGCCTTCATCCCTTCATGTGCCGAATTGCGCGCCATCCTGCGCCGCTCTTTAAGTTCTGGCTTCATGTCTCGCCAAAACTCGCCCATTGTATAATCGTCGTCTGCCATAAAATCCTCTGTCGTTACCCGCTGATGCGGGAGAAATGCTTTGGCGCTGGCTACCCACAATGAAGCAGGGAAGGCCGTCGTCGCCCTGGTGAGCCATTACCTCACCAACTAGCTGATAACCGTCTGCCAGCCCAAAACATTCCAGTTAGTGCCGGGATATTTATCCACGCCCGGCGCGTGGTTTCCCTGCTTTCCACAGACAAAGGAAATTGCTAAATTGGTTATTCCACAGACAGCGAAAAGGAAGGATTCATGGAAATTAACGTATTCAGAGGTGACAGAACAAAAGAGTCTGTCGCTTATGACCTCGCTCTTGCGTTAGCTGCAAAAGACCCCGCCATAACAACTCCATCCGCCTTAATTCAACGCATTGCTGATATTCTTCCGCTTTGCAGGGAGGCCGCTAATAAAAGACATGGTGAAGAGGTTCCGCCGCCTGCCGGAATTTTCCTGAGCAAGAAAATCCTTAAGTAGCGCTAATCAATTATCACAATTGAAGCAAGGGCAGCCTCGAGCGCTGCCCTCATCAGCTTCTGGTGAAACCATGGATCAGCGCTCGCGTCTTTTAAAACTTCACTTGCTGCTTCCAGCGCTGCATCGGCGGCAGTGATTACTGGATTGCAACTCTCAAATCTTGCTTTTTCTTCCTGGCTCATAACTACCTCTTTTTGTTTGTTTACCGTCAGCCCCTCGCAAAGAGCTATCGGTAAACCTGCACCCAACCCTGTCCGCCGCGAGCCCGGTATGCCATGCCCCCTTGAGGGCTGGAGATAGCGGGGTACTGAGTTATGCGAATCTCTTCGCTCAGCGCCAGGTGCAATTTGCATGTTGTTAATGAGCAGCCTGACCGGAGTCTGGCGCGGCTCGGTTGCCGCATCGCTGTGTTGTTGCGATGGGATGATAATAGCTTTGGGTATTTGTTGTGTAAATAGCTTGGGTTATTATTTATTGCATTTGGGTATTTAATTATTGATAACCAAAGGAATTTATTTTTGTAAAAGATGAGTGCTACGCTTAAAAAAACAGCAGGAGGGATGTGCATGGTTCTGGATGAAGAGCGTATAAGCATGAAAATTCAGGCGATGGGGCGGGCGGTGATGGAATTGTCACTGGCTGATTTACCCATGACCCAGCAAAACATCATCGACAAGCTGAAGCAGTACCGGAAGGAAACAGGAAACGTGATAGGGAAGGGAGCTAACAGGGATGCTGCGGAGTTGGTGAGGAAGGGGCAATAAAAAAGCCCGCACGGGCGGGCAGGTAGTGTTGCGATAGTTATTGTTATCAGCTTCAGGCTGGATAGTTATCGGCAGAATGGGTGATGGCTTTATGGGTGGGCAATAAAAACCCGGCGCGGTGGCCGGGTTGATTCAGGATGCCCACACCTCTGCATCAGGAAGTTTTCCACTGGTTTGCCAGTGTTTAATGACTTTAAAGGCTGCACGAGAAAAATAAACATTCTTCACGTCATTCGGCATTTTGCAGTAGTAGTCAATCTTACCGCTTTGTTCGTTTACGCTGAACTCTCCACTGCCATTTTCATTAAAAAACACATAGTTAGATGTCTTTCCATCAGAGGATTTTTTTTGAATTTGAACATAAAAGCCCATATCATTCCTCCTTAAGATTCCATACAAAACCGGCTTCGATCGTTCTCTTGTGAGCTTCATTATAGGTGAGTCCATCTGTTTTTTCTATATGAGACTCATATTCCTCGTGCGCGAAAAACTCTACGTCAGAACTGATATGTAGGTTGCAGGCTAGTCTATCCCAAGCATTTACTATTTCCGGGTCTGCGTCGAGCCTGCCATAACGTTTAGTATTGTCCTGATACACTATCTCATGATCATCGAAGAAAATATGATTTTTCACCCTTTCAACTATGTCTTCAGTCTTTGAGAGAGTGTTACAGATTTTATTAATATCTGTAGTGTCATTCCTTATGCGTTCGTACTCAATTTCAGACCGTTCAATTGCCTCTAAATAGCACTCTGGAGAGGTGTTGATCGTCATCGATATGTGATTAGACTCCTCGTCACTACCAAGAAGCGAGGCTATTTCATTAAATGCGTTTTCAATAGGGTTTATCATATCGCACCCTTACTCGATGAATTCTGAGCAATCTATTCTTTTAAAGTTGATTGTTTGAAAAGCGAAATATCCATTTATTGTGAAAATAAAATGTGGAATGTAAACACCAACGCTTGTCAGATATGTCATTGAGATCACGAGTTTGTTTTTTGCCTCATTGAGGCTGGAGTTGCTAAGGGAGTGGGCGCTGTTTAGTTCTAAAATCTTGTCTTTAAAATCATCAATATTCACTTCTGGCTTAACTTGGAAGGACGTAAATATGCTTATAACGTCAGACCTTAGATAGACCGATGCAACGGTTCCTTCATGATTGATGACGATCCTGTTTTCAAAACTCTCAGTTTTAAAGCCTGCGTTTGCAAAAATCTCTTCGAGACGCTTTATTGTAATATCAGCATTAGATAGAATCTGGTCGTTAGACATTCTACAGTCCTTTTGTAAATGTTAAATGGCTAAATTTTTATACAAAATAATTGCTTTGAGAGACGGAATCTTCGCGTTCTGATGATGCAGTTATCGCACACTCTCCAAACATCTAAACCAGCCGCATCTTCGTCTCTATCCAAAAGTCTCATCAGGCCACCATAAGCACGATCGCAACAACCGAGAGCAAAGTAACCACGCCTACTATCAGATATTCTCTTATCACCCAAACACCTCATCAGGCCACTGCTACAGTTTGTTGTAAGCTATCGATTCATGGATCAGCGCTTTTCCCATGATGTAGAGCTGGTCCTGATTCTCTTCTGTTACATACCAGTCTTTGTAAGCTGGATTATCTGAAAGCACTGCAAGCTGCAACCCTTGCATTTGAAGGCGCTTGACATGGAAGTGCTGACCAAACACGAAGGCATAGACGCCATCAACCTTGAAGTTCCTCACAGAAACATCAAAAAATAGCCTGTCCCCAGATTGAATGGTTGGACACATGCTATCGCCGTCTACGGTCATTACTTTTACGTCATTCTGTGAGCGATTTCCGAAAAGGGAACGTGCATGTTCGGTGGTGAATTCAATTGCGTGCAGGACCTCAACAAATTCGGAAATCATAAAAGAACCAGGCCCCGCACTTACAGTCAAGTCGAGAACATCAACCCTGAAGATGTCAGCAGTTGAAGTTGAGGCGGAAATTGCCGCCGGTTGCTGCCCATCAGCTCTCATTTGACCAATGCCGTCAGCTAACCAGTCAGGGCTAACACCAAGTACTCTGGATATTTCGAATAGTTTTCTAGTGTTTTGTGTTTTCCCTGATGCCAACTTCCATACGCTCGGCTGAGACATGCCAACAGCCTCACCAAGTGATGCCTGGCTGTATCCAGCTTCCCTCATGGCCTGATTGAGCCTGTCTGCAAAAGTTTCTTTTTTCATGAATTCAAAAATATAGCCGAAGCTATCCCTCGTCAAATAACTAAAGGTATTTACAAGTCGAATAGCTTTGGCTATTATCCTTATAACTAACCAAACGTGGAGCTATAAATGGTTAACAACGCAATCAATTCAGCAATTGGGATTGTTGGAAGCCAGCAGAAGCTCGCGGATGCATGTGAAGTAAGTCAGCCAACCGTATGGGCATGGCTTCACGGTCGCAAAAAAGCATCGGCACAGAACGCTGTGCGTATTGAAAAAGCGACTAACGGGAAAATCCAGGCTTATCAAGTTCGACCTGATTTAACCGAACTGTTTCCGCATCCAAATTCTGCCGCCTGATCCTCGTAACGGCTCACGCTCTTTAACAATCTGGAACCCTATTAAACCGGCTGAGTAATCAGCCAATCATTAACTATTCAACGAAAGGGATAGCGATATGCAATCACTTACGTATCAACAGAGTACCAATCTTTATAGGCCATGTCTGATTTCCAAATCTCAGGAAGTCAACAAAGAAACCAAACAGCTAATGCATATCCGTGAAGCTGTTCGGGCCTGGCAAAAATCTACGCCGGGCCAGTCTCAGGTTCACATTTCGCAGTTGGTTGCGAAAGAGTGGCTGGCGCGCGGCGGGAAGGGGTTGTTACTGGCAGGTTCTGAACACAACACGAAGCAGAACTTCTTCCGGATGATTAACGATCCGGGCCCGAAGAACGACAAGGGGTTGATGCTACTGATCCCCGTCATTATCGACGTGATGGCGCGGGATAACGAGAAAGTGGCGAGAGAGTTCGGTCTGGTCGCAAAGACTGAGGCCGAACTGATAGCCGAGGCCATGAAAGAGTGCACTGAAGCGCATCAGGCGAAATTACTTGGTCAGCCGATACAACGCCTTGAGAAAGAGGTGAGGGAAGCTGCAGAGGCACTGCTGCGCTTCCTGCCAACTGAATCAATCGCTGCGGTGGTGACAAGTCTGGCCGCTATGGCGCCGGGAGTTATGTGATGGGAAGTATCAAAAATGGCGAAAGCCAGTCTGCGTCAACAGAACTGGCCTTCAGATGCAAATCGTGTGCACTCATTGCAGGAGGAATAATGGCAAAAAATCCACGCTATTACCATACCGCTGTACATAAAAACATAACCCGCGACCGCTTCATCCGCTCGGTTAATCCGATTGTGGCAGAGAAGATGCGCGCCATCCTGGAAGAACTGAAACGTAAGGAGAGTGGCCGTGGGTAACCTCGCAAAAGTAATACCTTTCAGACCGTCTGTATCGGTCGTGGAGCGTCAGGTGGCAGATATCGATGATGGGTATACCCGCATCGCTAACGAGCTGCTGGAAGCGGTTATGGCTGCTGATTTAACGGCTCGCCAGCTGAAGGTCGTTCTGGCGGTGATCCGCAAAACCTACGGGTTCGGGAAAAAGTTTGACCGCATTACCAATACCCAGATTTCGGCGATGACCGGTATTCACCATACGCATGTCTGCAAGGCCAAGAACGAGATGATTGCAATGAACATCATCGTTACCAATGGCATGGCGATCGGGGTGAATAAGGTGATTTCTTACTGGAATTTCAGCATTAGCCAAAATGGCAAATCATTAGCCGAAACAGCTAATGAAACATTAGCCAAGTCAGCTAATACCCATAAGCCAACTCAGCTAAACACAAAAGAAACTATTCAAAAGAAAGAAAGAAAAGATCCCCCTAAATCCCCCCAGGGGGAAAACTCACTCGCTCAGGAAGTGATGGATTACTTCAACGAGCTAACGGGTAGTCGTTGTGCTGCGCTGGCACCTTTCGAGAAAGCTCTCTCCACGGTGAAGAGCAAAGACCAGTGCTACACCGCTGAAGAGCTGAAACTCGTTATCCGCTGGGCCCATGTGAACTGGGGTCACAGCTTCAAGCCAGAGAACCTGTGCCGTATGACCCGCTTTGATGGATACCTGTCAGACGCCCTGATATGGGCAGATGGTCATGGAAGCAACCCGAAAGCCTGTCCGCACGAAGAGATCATCAAGCTCTGGAATGAAAAATTCCCTTCGAAGGCCGTTTCGCTGCATGAGTGGAACCGCCGCCGTCCGGCCTATCGAGACCTGGAAGCTGTGTGGAACGGCAAAACCACCCAAGGCAACTGGCGAGAACTGAAGCACATGGGAATGGCCTTCGAGCTGATTAGCAAGTCTTCCCTGTTCGGCACCAGAGGCGATCAGCCATGGCTGACTCTCGACTGGATACTGAATCCGAAGAACTGGGGATCTGTCTACGAGCAGGCCATCAACGAGCACCGTGAGCGTAAGGGAGTGAAAGCATGAGCCGTTTTATCGATTTGTACGTTGAGCAGGCCGTCATCGGCGGGATCATGCTCGCAGCGGGCCGCACAGACGGCGTTGACATGGCGACTGACGCGATTGAGGGGCTGACTGAGGACCACTTCACAGCAACGCCTCACAAGGTGGCTCTGCGGTCCTATAAGCGACTCAACGAATCCGGTTCGAAGATAGACCTGCTTACGCTGACCAGCGATCTTGAGCAGCTCGGGGTGCTTGAGAGTGCGGGTGGTTTCGCTTACCTGGCTGAATGCAGCAAAAACACTCCGTCTTTCGCAAACCTGGCGGCCTACTGCGAAAAGCTTCGTGAAATGTACCTTGGTCGCCGTATGACCCTGGCGTTACAGGTAGGGATCCAGAAACTGTCGGAGCCATCCAGTGAGGGTATCGCTGACATCATCGGCAACATTCAGGCTGATATCTCCGGCATTGAGCACAGTGCTGACTATGGAACCGAACACATCACCACCGGGATCGACATGTCGTTAGAGACCATCCAGTCGATTATCAGCGGTGATATCTGGAAGCACAAAACCGAGCTTGGCATGGCAACCATCGACCGCGCTTTTGGCGGGTTCAACAACACCGATTTCATCGTGGTTGGCGGTCGCCCGGGCATGGGGAAAACTATGTTCAGCACCACCGTGACCGAGACAGTCGGCCTGAAAAACAAAAAGCCGGTGCTGTTCTTCAGTCTCGAGATGCCAGTGGAACAAATATCTGAGCGAGTCGCGTTCCACCGGGCCCGGGTGAGCAAAGAGGATTTACTCAGCAAGCAGAGCGGCGTGATGGATGGTGCCTGGGGAAAGGTCGGCCACTGCATGAAGGATTTCATCGAAGCCCCGATCTATATCAACGACAAGCCATCCCTCAGCGTTCATCAGGTGCGAGCGGAAGCCAGGCGAATGAGCAAGAAACTGGGTGGACTTGGTGTGGTCATTGTCGATTACCTCCAGAAGATGCGCATGTCTGACCCTGAGAACATGAACCGCAGCGTAGGGGAGATCGCCACCGGCCTGAAGAACCTGGCGAAAGAGTTGCGTTGCCCGGTCATCGCACTGGCTCAGCTTAACCGTAAGGTAGAAGAACGTGCTAATAAGCGCCCGGTCGCAGCTGACCTCCGCGAGTCCGGTGTTATCGAGCAGGAAGCCGATGTGATTTTCATGATCTACCGGGATGAGAAATACAACCCGAACACAGAACTGAAAGGCATCACCGAAATCATCTGTGTGAAGTCCCGCCATGCGCCGGGGGCAGAAAAGACCTACCACTTCAGCAGCCGCTACTCAGGCCTGGACCCGGTAGATTTCACCTACAGCGGCCAGATGCAACAGGAGGCTGACTATGAGTGCTAAGACGATGAAAGGCAAACAGGCAATTCTGCGTTATCTCGAAACGCACCGGACCTTCACCGCGAAGGATGTGGCCACAGAGTGCGGCATGACCATCAACTGCATCACGAAGAACGCTCTCGATCTGGAAAAGTCTCGAAAAATTATCCGGGTGAGCAAGGTCTGGCGAACGGTGACTTATCGCCTGGCCACGCAGGAAGAGCAGGCCGGTACCGCACGCAGCTGCACCAACGGAATATTTCAGGAATGCCGCAACAGTCCGGCGATGAGAAGGGTATTGATGGTTTGGGGGAGGGTAGGGGTATGAAACAGAAATTTATCGAGTGGTTTACCAAGAACAACAACGGCTGCTCGCCAGCGATGGAAGACGACAGAAGCTTTGTGTACGAGATGACGCAGCACATGTTCGAAGCGTACCAGGCTGGCGTGGCTGAAGGTGAAGCCAAGTGCGCGGCGCTGGCTGCGGAAATGAGTGCAGTCGAAGAAATCCACAACGAGGCAGTGTTCATTACAGACGATCACTATGAGCAGTGCCCGCCGGAAGTGCAGAAGATAATTAGGTCACTGGCTGTGATGCAGGTTCCTGCGTACCAGGCTTTCCTGGCTGAAGTGCGGGCCGCCGCAGTAGATGAAGTTTGCCTGAAAATTAGCAATGCAATTATTAATTGCTATCAGGACGAACAAATTGGGCTTGATGCAGCAGCAACTATCTGCGGTGACTTCGCCGCCCAGCTTCGCAAAGGAGAGGCATCATGAGCACCTTCACCAAAGAGCAGTTAATCGAAGACCTGAAAGCTTCTACGCAAAACTCCAGCGGGATGTTTGAAATCGGCGAGGAAACAATCTGCGCGTTGATGTCTTTGCTCACCGCCCCGCCAGCGCCGGTATCTGTGCCTGATGATGTGCTGAAAGGGCTCTTACCTGATGCTGAGAAGGCTGAGTTCTGGTTTGAGCATAATGGAAAAATCTTGTTTGAAGGTGTGAAGTTTAACAATGCGGTGTTTGACGCCTGCCGCGCCGCCATGCTTCAGGGTGCCGAACCTGTAAGCGAGCGTTACAAGTTGCGCGATGCTGTGGAAACCATTCGCAACTCAGGAATAGACATCGACGCTGATAAAATTCAGGCCGAACGCGACTCCCTCAACTATCCGGAAATTCCGGAAGGTTGGAAACTGGTGCCGGTTGAGCCTACAGAGGAAATGATAGCTGCCGCTATGTGTAGCAATGATGTCCTGTTCGATTCGGAGGATGACACTATGTTCCTGGTTCAGCACACAGTTATCTGGCGGGCCATGCTCGCAGCAGCACCGCAGCAGGAGGTGAAGAGTGGACGCTAAATCGAAAGTGCTTCAGGTTATGCGTGATCGAGCTGCTCAGGAAGAGAAAGCCTTCGGCGGTAGATATCCAGTAAGAATGGCGACGTGGAATCTTCGCCTGGCAATGGAGTTTAGATTCCCAGATGAAGAGTGGACGGCAGCTGCGCTTCGCAAACTTTTAACCGAGATGGCTAAAGAAGGTCTCGTAACAAAAGACTTAGTCCACAGCAGGATAGGTCAGGCTGTATGGAGGTTGGAGAAGCGAGATGCCTAACCAATTCGCTGCGGGAATGGCTGTTAAAAAACAATAGTATAATATTGTAAGTTGTTGATATATACTTATTTTTTACAATTTCGTACCTTCCTTTTTTCATATTCAGTGGTACATTCCTATTGCGACGTCAAACTAACCGGAGGCGCTATGGGTATCGATCAGCTTTGCATGAAACAGGAAGAGTGGGCGATGGAGATGCTTGTCAGGGTAAGGGCCTTAACTCCCTGCCAACATCATGAAGGCGTTTATATTGATGAGGGAATTGATGAATCTGACATCTACAAATACGCCGCTGGAGCTTATAAAAAAAGCAAAGGAGGGCATCCATTTGAAGATTTTAGAGGCATGACTGATACCGTTAAAACCAAGTACGAAGAGCACGGTGGGAATGATGTATGTCCGCTCTGCATGAAGCATGCAGATGACTGAAAGTAGGCCTCTTCGGAGGCCTTTCTCTTATGTTGATTTTCCATAATCAACCAGCCATAATTTAACCGCCGTCGGAGTTGAACACCCGTTGGTGACTTCTGCGCATTTAAGGGGACTTAAATGCGACCACAATCTGAACTCCTCACCTTGTCACAGATGCAGAAATGCACCTGCGATTTTCTGCATTCAGCGTTATCTCTTGGAGGTGGCGCATGAGGCAGCAATTCCACCTCGTCAACGACGCCATCAAGCAAAACGCTATCAACTTCATCCGGGAGCTTCCGGTGGACGCCAAGCGCCCGTTAGTTCTCGATATCAAGGAGATGACCCGCACCCTCGATCAGAACAAAAAAATGTGGCCGCTGCTTAAAGACCTCTCCGAGCAGGTTACGTGGTTTGGCAATAAGTACGATTCTGACGACTGGAAAGACCTGATCACCGCTATGGTCGCAAAGTCCAAAAAGCAAGAGCAGCGCATGGCCCCCGGCCTTGATGGTGGCGTTGTGATGTTCGGTCAGCGCACCAGTAAGATGACTGTCCGCCAGATGGTCGAAGTCATTGAGGCTATCTACTGGTTTGGCACTCAGCAGAACGTCAAGTTCAGCGAAAAATCACGCCTCGAAATTGAATGGGCTAAACGCTGGGGTGAGCGCAATGAGTAGCCCACTTTCCCGTGTCATCACAAACGAAATCTTCCGCGTCCCGGCGCGCCGCCAGCGTAAGCCCGCTGTTAAGCCGTCCGACATCCCGACCCTGAAAGACTACACCGCCCGCCTGGTGGATCAGAAATGGCTGCGTCTCGCGGCGAGGAGAAAACGTGCGTAAGCCATCCCGCCGTAAGTGCAAAGTATGCGGTGAATACTTCGTGCCGAAATTCCACGATATCCGGATCCGCTGGTGCTGCCCGGAACACGGCGCAATCCTCGCGATGGAAGAGCGCGAAAAGGAGAAGGTGAAAGCCGCGGCTAAGCGGATTAAGGAGCTGAAGGAGGCAGAAAAGGCCGGGCGCAAACGCCGCAAGGAGCGACTTGCAGAGCTACGGCCTGCCGGTTACTACAAGGCGCAGGCTCAGCAGGCATTCAACGCCTACATCCGTGCGCGTGATGCTGATTTGCCATGCATTAGCTGCGGCGAGACCAACCCACCCGATCTCCATGGCGGCCAGTGGGACTGCGGCCACTTCAAGACTGTAGGCGCTAACCCTGAATTGCGCTTTGAAGAGCGCAATGCCCATAAGCAGTGCAAGTCATGCAATGCCGGAGCGGGCAAGTACACCGCCAAGGAGGCGACCGTAGCGCAGCAATACGAAGCTGGCCTGGTCGCTCGTTACGGGCAGGATTACGTCGACTGGCTCAATGGCCCCCACGAAATGACCAACTACCGCCGTGAAGACTTCATCCGGATCCGGGATGAGTACCGCGCCAAGCTCAAGGCACTGAAACAGCGGGAGGCAGCATGAACTATACCGACTTCCTCCGGTACCAGGCCGAAAGCGTTAAGCGTGCCAGTCTGCCGCCAATAGCAAAGCACAGCCAGAAAAAAACAAACCAGCCACATAAGGAAGCCGCATGAACAGTCAGCAACTGGAATACGTACGTCAGCAGCTCATTGTGGCGACCGCAGATCTTAGCGGGGCGACGAAAGGGCAACTGGTAGCTTTCGCCGAGAACGCGCAATTCACCGCGACGGCGCGCAGCCGGGGCCGGAAGAAAATCACCGATCCGGTCACCGGCCGAAAAGTTAACCCGGACGCCCCACCTATGAGTGGCAGCCAGTCCCGCGCCAAGGGATCGTCTATCGCGTTAGTCAGCCCCGTTGAGTTCGGCACCGCCTCATGGCGCCGCGCTGTTCTGTCGCTGGAGGAGCACCAGAAAGCATGGCTGCTGTGGAACTACAGCGAGAATATCCGCTTCGAATACCAGGTGGCGATCACCCAGTGGGCGTGGGCAGAGTTCCGGGAACAGCTCGGCGCGAAGAAAGTGGCCTGCAAGACTATGGAGCGCCTGAAGAAACTTATCTGGCTGGCGGCTCAGGACGTTAAAGCGGAGCTGGCAGGGCGTGAGACGTACGAATATCAGGTGCTCGCGGAACTGGTGGGCGTTGCGAAATCCACCTGGACAGAAACCTATCTGCCTCACTGGCTGGCTATGCGTAACAGCTTTAAGCGACTCGATAGCGGTGCGCTTATCTCAGCAACGCGATCACGTTCACAACAAAAGGCGACAAATTTAGATATAAGTCTTGCAAAACCGAACTGAAACGCATATATTTCATGTAAATCTGATATCGTCGCCATAGCTTCGTAGGTCGACAAAGAATTAAGAGCCTCGCCATCGTGCGGGGCTTTGTTTATTGTGCTTTATGTAAACCAAGTAGTCTTTAAAAGTTAAAAATCATTTTTAACTTATGTAAAATGTGGCCTTCAGTTAAAACAGAGAGGCCTCATCATGAAGAACTTCCAGCTTTACGTTGGCGGCACTAACAACATCACCTATCGTTACGAAATCAGAAAGGTGGATGATGCTTTTAGTGTTCGAATATTTAACGTCATAAACAAAGTGCACAAAGAGGTTGGTTGTAAGTCGCTTCGCTTTGTGTCAGCTCATGATGTTATCGATGAGTGCACATCGCATTACAGGAGGCACGCTGAAGGCCTAAGAGGCTTTTTACGTGGGCTCAAAATGTGGTGAAGTTGCAACTCAACAGACAGGTCGCTCAGGCGGCCTTTTTATTTTCCTGTAGCTAAGCGGTAAAGCTCCCAAATCATAATTGGTTGATTGCTGGTTCGAATCCAGACGGGCGACCCAAACCCAGTACCTGGGACCCTTCGGCCATAGAGCCGACATTGCCTTACCCTCATCTTCCCGGCCTGTCGCCGGGTTTTTTATTCAGGCCGCAGACAATCAATTCCAGATGCCACGTATCTATCGTGTCTGACGGCCTTTCCCCACTACACAAACAGCACCCCGTTTTTCGGAGGTGATATGGCTAAACGTATGCAAGATAAAGAAAGCATTGCCGGAGTGTCATGGCTGATTGTCCTTGCCCTGTCATGCTGGGGCGGCCTGGTCCGATACCTTATTGACGTGAAGCAGAACAAAGCCACCTGGAGCTGGATTAACGCGCTGGCACAAATTGCAGTGTCCGGTTTTACCGGTCTCATTGGTGGGCTGATCAGCGTTGAAAGTGGGCTGAGCCTTTACATGATTCTGGTTACGTCTGGTATCAGCGGAGCGATGGGCTCAGTGGCACTGACGTACTTCTGGGAACGCCTGACGGGGATGAAGAATGCAAACCAGTGAGAAAGGCATTGCCCTGATCAAGCAGTTCGAAGGCTGCAAACTCACCGCGTACCAGGACAGCGTCGGAGTGTGGACGATTGGCTATGGCTGGACTCAGCCTGTCGACGGTAAACCAATCTGCGCCGGGATGACGATTAAGCAGGAAACGGCAGAGCGTCTGCTGAAAACTGGGCTGGTCAGCTACGAAAGCGATGTGTCCCGCCTGGTCAAAGTTGGCCTGACTCAGGGGCAATTCGACGCCCTGGTGTCGTTCACGTACAACCTCGGCGCCAGGTCACTGTCGACATCGACCCTTCTGCGAAAACTCAACGCCGGTGATTACGCTGGCGCTGCCGATGAGTTCCTGCGCTGGAACAAAGCTGGCGGCAAAGTCCTTAACGGGCTGACTCGTCGGCGTGAGGCGGAGCGCGCTCTGTTTCTGTCGTGATTAGCGCGCTGGTAAAGCGTTACTGGGTGCATATAGCTGTCGTGGCGCTGATTGCTCTGATGGCATTAATTATGCGCCACTATAGACAGAGTGCCTTGGAATACCGAGATCAGCTCGATAAAGCGACGGTCAGGGCAGAAACATCGGAGGCGATCACCAGCAACGTGATCACCACGATGAACCTCATCCGTGACATCTCACAGGCTACCCAGAATGCAAAGAACGAACTGGCTCAAAAGAGCGAGACACGCATTGTCTACATCAAACAGGCGCTTGAAGGCGATCCGTGCGCTAACCAGCTTGTTCCTTCTGCTGCTGCTGACAGCCTGCGGGAATACGCAGACAGTTTACGTTCCGGCTCCAGTGGTGCCGATAAGCGCTGACCTGACAGCAGACACGCCGATCCCCGGAATGGTGGTTCCGTTCACGTGGCAGGCAAGTCTGGAGTTAAACGCTCAGCTCTATACGGCGCTGGGGCAGTGCAATCTGGATAAGGCGGGGATTAGAAGTATTGAAGAACGCCGTAATGCTGTGCAATCAGCAGACAAATGAGATGGATGATGTCGTTGATTGCTGGTGCGAAACTATTAATGAATTGCATGATTTCTCCTTCTTAAGGCTGTACGGTTCCGAATGTTTAACCTAAGTCAGTTTCGAATCTCAGGTTCTATAGTGGTCTCTAATTATTTTGCTGCGGATCCCTTCCATTAGGAGTGGTCTTTAATGCAGATATCACTTTGTCCAACATGTTGGACTTCACAAGCGGATAAAGAGGCTCTCAATGTCCGACATCTACCAAATCACGCTAACCACCCAAACAGGCGAAACATTCACGGGCAAGATGTCACGACGTCAGCCTGAGTTGGTTAACGGCTTTGTGCCGCTGGCGACTGAAACGGGCCAGTGGCTGTATTTCGCTCCTGCCGATGTGAAGCGAGTGGAGTTCACGCCGGTACCGGCAGAGGAAGAACCGGCAGAAACTGAGGAGTCCGCATCATGAAGAGCGCTTTTATCCCGGTAACGCTTAGCCTGGATGTTTCATCTGCTGGCGAAGAGGCTCAGGCCGTGGCCAGCGAGCTACTCCGCCGCACTAATGGACTTATCCCGCGCATTTCTGAAGATGAGGCGCTTCGGATTCTACTGGTCGACGTGACCCGGGATTACCTGAAGGCCAAGAGCAAGGCAGATCAAACAACGGAGTAATCCATGGCTAACGATGACGAGCGCAGGCCATACCCGCCAGTTAACTTCATCGCCTCCGACAACTGGCAGCCATACACCAGACTGATCCCAGCCAATGAAGTGCATGAGTGGGTAAATCGCCAAATCCTGAGCGATACCGGCAGCATCCATAACCATGACCACGAGCACTTGGTTGAGGCCGATCTCTGCTTCATGTGGGCGTCAGACTCATTCGCGAAGAAGGGGCGCTACGTCCTCGGCCAGGCCGAACAGGTAATGCTCCGTGCCGGTGGTTGGCAGAAAGCCAGAATGGAACAGCAGATGCATGAATGGTTCGGGCGAATACCGAAGTTCATCATCACGCTGGCAGCCGATTACTGCTCACAATGCAGTGACCTCGAATTCTGCGCACTGGTAGAGCATGAGCTTTACCACATCGCCCAGGCCACCGATGATATCGGCGCTCCGAAGTTCAACAAAGAGACCGGACAGCCAGTGCTCACACTGCGCGGCCACGACGTTGAAGAATTCACAGGTGTCGTACGTCGATACGGTGCCAGCAAAGAAGTACAGGAGCTCGTTGATGCGGCCAATTCGCCAGCAGAAGTGGCTCACATCGATATAGCCAGGTCATGCGGGACGTGCATGCTAAAGCTGGCGTAACGCTTTATTCAGATTGTCATGGAGGTAGCCTGTGGCAGCATTATCGACAGAGGTTAAAGCCTTCATCGTTCAGTCACTCGCCTGCTACGAGACCCCAGTAAAAGTCATTGAGCTTGTAAAGGCTGAATACGGCATTGATGTCTCACGACAGCAGGTGTCGCAATATACGCCAGGCAACGCAATGGCGGCCAAGTTGAGCCAGAAGTGGATTGACCTTTTCAACGCCACCCGTAAACGATTCCAGAATGAGATCGCCGACATCCCGATCGCAAATAAAGCGTACCGGTTGCGCGTTCTCGACAGAATGGCGACCAATGCTGAAAAGATGAAGAACTACGGCATGACCTCGCAGCTTATCGAGCAGGCCGCCAAAGAAATGGGCGATGCCTACACTAATCGCCAGAAAGTCGAGCATACAAGCCCTGATGGCAGCATGACGCCGCAGCCAACAATCATCCAGCTACTGCCTGTTGAGCCAAAGCATGAGTAACGCCGTTCAACTGCCGATCCCCGCCAAGCTTGCGCCACTGTTCACGGCGGTGAATAAGCGTTATCGATGCTCGCACGGTGGACGTGGCAGCGCCAAGACGCGCACATTCGCCCTGATGACTGCCGTAAAGGCGTATCAGTCGATGATGAACGGTGAAAGCGGGGTGGTGCTCTGCGCACGTGAGTTCATGAACTCGCTGGAAGAATCGAGCATGCAGGAGGTGAAACAGGCGATCCTGTCTGTTCCCTGGCTGGCTTCCAACTTTGATATCGGCGAGAAGTACATCCGCACCATCGACAAGAGTGTTAACTACGTGTTCTGCGGTCTCCGGCATAACCTCGACAGCATCAAGTCGAAAGCACGCATTCTGCTGTGCTGGGTCGACGAAGCCGAGTCTGTCAGCGAAATAGCCTGGCAGAAGCTGAGCCCGACAGTTCGTGAAGAAGGCTCAGAGATTTGGGTGACGTGGAACCCGGAGCGCGACGGTAGCGCCACGGACAAGCGTTTCCGCAAAGAGGCTGGTGACGACTGCATCACCGTTGAAATGAACTACACGGATAACCCGTGGTTCCCCGACGTGCTGGAAGGTGAGCGACAGAACGATCAGCGCCGCCTCGATCCGGCAACATACGCATGGGTGTGGGAAGGCGCTTACCTCGAAAACTCTGATAAGCAGGTCCTGGCCGGAAAATACCGGATCGCTGAATTCTCGGACCAGTTATGGAAAGAGGCCGAACGTCTGTTCTTCGGAGCTGACTTCGGTTTCTCGAAAGACCCGAACACTCTGGTGCGTTCGTTCATCCTGCACAACCGGCTGTACATCGAATACGAGGCGTACGGGCAGCAGACAGAGCTCGACCACATGCCAGAGCTATACGACACAATTCCCGGATCGCGTGACTGGCCCATCAAGGCCGACTCCGCTCGACCCGAGACTATTAGCTATCTCAAGCGGCAGGGGTTCAACATCTCAGCTGCTGAGAAATGGCAGGGGAGCGTTGAGGACGGAATCGCCCATCTTCGCGGCTTCGACGAAATCATTATCCATCCGCGCTGCAAGAACGTGGCGCGAGAGGCCCGCATGTGGTCGTACAAAACGGACCGGATCACTGGTGAGGTATTGCCTAAACTCGCCGATGGCTATGAGCACTGCTGGGACGGCATTCGCTACAGCCTCGACGGTCACATTAAGCGCAAGGGCCAGATGGCAGGGATGATGATCCCAAAAAGGTTGCAACGAAGATAATTTCATTCACATCTTGAAATGTTTAACAGGTGTATCCATTTCATGTAATGGCGAATCTGTCGCCATCTCATGAGAAAACACTATGACTAAGAAGAAAATTAAAGACGGCATAAGCGTCATTGTTGATGCCGCTGTGACTACGATCACCAACCCAATGGGTACGGCTAAGATTGTTTCTGGCTACAGCACACTAAAAAGCGGTTATGACGCTGGTGTTACCACTGATCAAATGAAAGCAATGTTCCCTGACTTACAAAAGTTCAGTAACGCGAACATCGAAGGTTTCGTTGAAATCGGTAGCTCATTAGCTAGTGGGCAAACTACGGTTGTAAGCTCAATTATCCAAGGCCCAGCAGGTGATCCTGTTAAGTCTTAACTGAAACCTAATTCAAGGTCGCCACGGCGGCCTTTTTTATTGCCATAAATCCCACCAACGGACAAACCATGACTGACAAATTAACTCTCGCCGTCAACCATGCGTTGAACGATGCGCGGATGGCGCGCGCCCGTATGGGGCTGTTGGCACCAACGATGGGTCTGGACAACAAGCGCCATTCAGCATGGTGCGAGTATGGCTTCCCTGAGCAGGTAACCTACGAAAACCTTTATGCCCTGTACCGTCGCGGTGGTATCGCTCACGGTGCCGTTGAGAAGCTGGTGGGCAAATGCTGGCAGACTAACCCGGAAATCATTGAGGGTGACGATGCCGACGAGAGTGAAAACGAAACCGCCTGGGAGAAAAAGTCCAAACAGGTATTCACCAACCGGTTTTGGCGCTCATTCTCTGAGGCGGACCGTCGCCGTCTTGTCGGTCGTTATGCAGGCATCCTTCTGCACGTCAATGACTCCCTCGCCTGGGATCAGCCTGTAACGAAAGGCAAGATGCTCCAGAAGGTTACTGTCGCATGGGCAGGCTCTCTGACAGTTGGTGATTGGGACACTGGCCTGAACTCGAAAACCTACGGACAGCCGAAGATGTGGCAGTACGCTGAACGGTTGCCGAATGGTTCAAGTCGCCGCGTCAACATCCACCCCGATCGCGTTTTCATCCTTGGTGATTACTCAGACGATGCTATTGGCTTCCTTGAGCCAGCTTATAACGCCTTTGTGAGCCTGGAGAAGGTAGAGGGCGGGTCTGGTGAGTCATTCCTGAAGAACGCCGCTCGCCAGTTAGCACTTAGTTTCGACAAGGAAATCGACTTTGGCAGCATTGCATCTATGTACGGCGTTAAAGTAGATGAGTTGCAGGATAAATTTAATGACGCTGCACGCGAGATGAATCGCGGAAATGATGTGCTGCTTTCTCTCCAGGGGGCCAGCGTAACCTCCCTCGTTTCTCCGGTTTCTGATCCGTCTCCAACCTATAACGTAAACCTGCAAACAGCCGCCGCAGGAGTTGATATCCCGACGCGCATTCTGGTTGGTAATCAGCAGGCCGAGCGCTCCAGCACCGAAGACCAGAAATACTTTAATGCTCGTTGTCAGTCGCGCCGCGTAGACCTCTCTTTCGAAATAGAGGACTTCTGCGACAAGCTTATCGATCTGCAAATCGTAGACTCAGTCAGCCAGAAAGCAGTTATCTGGGATGACCTGAACGAACAGACCGGTACTGAGAAGCTCACTAACGCCAAGACCATGGGCGAAATTAACCAGACCATGCAGGGCAGCGGCGATGAACCCGCGTTCACCCGTGAAGAGATTCGCACGGCTGCGGGATATGACAATGATGACGAAGAGCCTTTAGGAGAAGAGGATGGCGACGAAGAAGACGAAGCCACCGATTCTGCCGCGTAACTATCAGGACCCGACCGGGGCCGATGCGCTGGAACGCCGGGCAATGAAAGACTTCGCCAGGCGGATGAATAAGATTGGCAAAGCGTACAAATCAGCACTCGACAAAATACCTTCCTCCCTCGCAGTAAACGCCAGATACGAATATCAGCTAAACCCGACGCTACTCTCCATCATTCTGAACGATGCCAGTTACCTGGTTGATCAGGTGCTGCTTGAAGGTGGCGATTACGACCTATGGTTTTACGAGTACATCGATCTGGCTTCGGAGAAAGGGACCGGGCAGTCGTTCTACAACCTCAGCCAGCAATCCCCGGTGTACGCTGCTGGTCGTGAGTCGTTAGCATCCATCCTCGCAAGCGACCCATATCAGCAACGTATGGCGCTGGTGCATGCGCGTGTATTTGAGGAAATGAAGGGGCTGACTGCTGACGTTAAGCGCGACATGGCGCGCGTGCTGACTGATGGCGTGGGACGTGGGCTCAATCCGCTGGACATTGCCCGCAACCTGACAGACCAGGCCGGCATCGAGAAGCGCCGGGCAAACCGTATAGCACGCACTGAAGTGACTACCGCGCTGCGCCGGGCAAAGTGGGATGAAGACCAGGAGGCGAATGACCTCTTCGGCCTGAAAACGCTGCTGGTTCACATCTCGGCGCTGTCACCAACAACCCGACACACCCACGCAGTGCGCCACGCTCACCTCTACACCAACGAAGAGGTGCGTGACTGGTACAGCAAAGATGGCAACTCCATCAACTGCAAATGCAGCCAGCAGTCGGTGCTGGTGGATGCGGACGGTAAGCCGGAATACCCGGACACCATCACGAAACTCAAACAGGAATATAAATCGATGCAGGCGCGCGGTTACGCCTGGGCGGAGAAATAGCTATGCCTATGCAGGTAAACATCACCACGAAGGTGAACAGCCAGTCTATCCGGCGCGAAACATACAACGGGCGTGAGCATCTGGTGCTGCCGAGCTATACGCTGCCGGCGAACGTCGTCATGAATGGCGGGTTGTACACAGAAGATGAAATCAACGCCCACTATCAGGGGCTGGAAGGAACGCTTGCGCCGCTGGGTCATCCACAGGTTAACGGTCAGTTCGTGTCGGCCTTCTCTCCTGAAGGTCTTAACGTCGGCTACGTAGGCGCGTGGAACCGTAACGTTAAGAAGTCCGGCAATCGTATCTACGTAGAAAAATGGGTGGATGTGGCTCGAGCTGAAGAGTCGGAAGGCGGGCGAGAACTACTTGAGCGCGTCGCAGCTATTGAGCGTGGCGATGACGTTCCGCCCATTCATACCAGTGTCGCCGCTTTCCTCGACCAGCTTGAGCCTAACGAACAACAGAGAGCTACGGGTGCCGAGTGGGTGGCGAAGATTCACAGCATGGACCATGACGCGATCCTGCTGCATGAGGTCGGCGCTGCCACCCCTGAGCAGGGCGTCGGCCTGATGGTAAACGCCGATCTGGCACAGCCACTGAAGGCTAACTCTGGAGCGCTGGTGGGAGAAACATATCGCGAGCGCGAGCGCCGACTGGAGAAGGCTGCGAAAGATAAATTCGCTCCCGGCGAGAAAGAATACGCCTGGGTGGCTGATTTCACTGACTCACAGGCCGTAATCATCCTCAACAATGGCGATCCGAAGGTTTACGGATACAAATCTGAGGGCGGAAAGATTGTCTTTGACGATACCGGGACAGAGGTTCAGCGCCAGAGTTCATGGGTTTCCGTCGTCAACAAGCTCAAATCATTTTTCACACCGCAGGAACAGCCTGCACCAAACCACAAAACGGAGGGCGACATGCCTTTAACCAAAGAAGAACTGGAACAAATCGGCAGCATGGTTAGCGAGGCCGTCGCCACCAATACCGAAAAGGCTATTAAGCCTCTGGCGGAGAAGGTTGATGCGCTACAGGCCAACCAGGACAAGCTGACCGAAACCCTGACCGCCAACTCCCGCGCCGAAGAGAAATCGAAGCGTGAAGCGGTCGCAAAAGTTCACGGCGAAATCGTGGCCAACGCGCTTTCTGGCGAAGCGCTGGACGCGATGTTCAAAACCATCGGTGAATCCGCGCCGCTGGGCACTAACTCTGCGCAACAGCAGAAAGAAACCGGTGCGCCGAACCCTGACGAATACTTCAAGAAATAAGGAGCCAGACTAATGGCACGTTATCGCCGCGTTAATATCGACGGTCAGTCTCTGTACAAGACCGAAACCCGCGCCGCCGCCGCAGCACTGCTGCCTGGTACGGCTGCTGTTATCAATGGCGACAATCAGTTTGCGCAGGCAACCGCGCTTACTGGTCGCATCTACATCATCGACGTGGCCTATCATCAGGGCTTGAATATCACAGAGGCCGTTCCCGCTGGTGATTCCGCTGTAGGCAACTACGTCGAAGAAGGCCGCGAGCTGGCGCTGCTCTGCGTCGCCGGAACCTACGCCAAAGACGACCCGATCAAGCTGGGCGCAGATGGTAAGTTCACGAAGGCAACGGCGGATACCGATTCGGTGATCGGCTACAGCCAGGATGATGCAACCATTGCCGCCAGCACTACCGATTTCATCCGCGTGCGCATGCGCGTTGGCACTGTGGCTGCACCGGCGACCGGCGGCGGCGAGTAAAGGAGAATAAGAATGTATTTTACCCCCGAAACACTGGCTGCTAACAGCCGACTGCGCGGGCACTGGAATGAGCTGTGGGCCAACCGCAACATCTTCAACCATCATCACGACATGATGGTTAACTCATATCGCCAGAGCATGACCCCGGAAATGCTGGCAGCTAACGCTGTAGGTGGCTTCGCCCGTGAGTTCTGGGCCGAGATTGACCGCCAGATTATCCAGATGCGCGATCAGGAAATTGGCATGGAAATCGTCAATGACCTGATGGGCGTGCAGACTGTGCTGCCTATCGGAAAAACCGCGAAGCTGTATAACGTGTCTGGCGATATCGCTGATGACGTTTCTATCAGCATCGATGGCCAGGCGTCGTATTCCTTCGATCACACGAACTTCGGTTCTGATGGCGACCCAATCCCGGTATTTACTGCCGGTTACGGCGTCAACTGGCGTCATGCTGCTGGCCTGAACACTGTTGGTATCGATCTGGTTCTGGAGTCTCAGTCCGCGAAGATGCGCAAATTCCACAAGAAGCGCGTTAACTTCTATCTGAACGGCGACTCCAGCATTGTTGTTGATGGCCTGCCAGCTCAGGGCATGAAAAACCACCGCAATACGCAGAAGATCAACCTGGGCAGCGGGGCGGGCGGCGCCAATATCGACCTCGCCACCGCAACCCCGGCTCAGTTGCTAGCCTTCTTCGGCCCGACCGGACCGTTCGGCCTGACGGCTCGCCGCAACAAAGTTACCGCTTACGACAAGTTGTGGGTCAGCCCGGAAGTGTGGGCAAACATGGCGAAGCCGTATCTGGTAGACATCAACACCGGCACCAATGCCCTGTTGAGCGGAACCGTTCTGGATGCGATCAGCAAGTTCATTCCTGCGAAGTCCATCCAGATGTCCTACGCGCTGTCTGGCAATGAGTTCCTCGCCTATGAGCGTCGCCAGGACGTAATCTCCCCGCTGGTCGGCATGGCCGTCGGCGTTGTCCCTCTGCCACGCCCAATGCCTCAGTCGAATTATAATTTCCAGATTATGAGCGCTGAGGGGTTGCAGATTAAGAAAGACGGCGAAGGCCTGTCCGGCGTGGTCTACGCCGCCAACCTGGCATAAGGAGAGCAACATGGCTAAATACCAGGTAATCAAATCATGGCATGGCGTGAGCGTCGGTGATGTGGTTGAAATTGAGAAACTGCATCCGTCGCTGAAGCCTCATGTGATTAAGCTCTCTGATGCGGCTTTAACACCGGCGACGCCAGAGGCTGGCACGGATGTGAAATCCCGAAAAGAGATTATCGCAGCGCGCCTGACGGAGCTGGGTATCGAGTTTAAAGGCAACCTCGGGGCTGAAAAGCTCAGTGAGCTGTTGCCGGATGGCGAACTCGAAAAGCTTTTCCCTGCTGAATAACAGCCGCCGCCAAGGCGGTTTTTTTATGCCCCGCTCCGGCGGGGTGTTTCACGGAGTCGACAATGGTAACTCTCGAACAGGCTAAGGGGTATTTGCAAAGTCAGGGCGTTTCCATTCCCGATTTTGTTCTTCAGGCTCTCGTCGACCAGGCTAACAGCATTCAGGAGTGTCTCGATGCGCATTATCAGGCATCAGTCGCGCTGCTGATTCAGCTCTATCTGCTGGCGCTTATGGGCCTGGCGCAAGGTGACAAGTATATCAGCTCGCAGACTGGCCCTAATGGTGCGTCACGCTCATTCCGGTATCAGTCGTTTCCCGATCGATGGAAAGGGGCGCTGGCACTGTTGCGCGTCACCGATAAACACGGCTGCGCTAATGACCTCATCCCTCCAGACCCGACCAATACAGCTTTTGCTGGCATATGGATTGCCAGGGGTGGATGCATGTGTGGCGGGGGTCGGTAATGGCCTGGATATCGGTTAAGAAGCGGCTGCCGGAGCCTTTTGTCAAAGTCTGGGTGATGACCGACAGTGGTAAGCGCGTTACCGGATACGTCAAAAGCAACGGTGACTGGTATCTGCTGTGCCGGAAGGTTGCGGCGGAGAATCCGGAGGTGATCCGGTGGGAGGATAACGGTGTCTGAAACAGCCGCATGGAGCTATACCAATGTTGCTACTGTTTACCCGCGCGTCTACGACGACTGGAACAGCACCTGGACAACCGGAACCCCCTACCTGATTGACTGCACCTGGACGGCAAACAATGAGGTTGCGGTAGATGCCAGCGGGAAAGAGTTCACCACGAACCTGATTTTCTTCACTGAACTGAAGCGCAATGGCATCGATGCGACCATGCCGAAGCGTGACTGGTATATCGCCAGAGGTGACACAACATCTCAGGCCGATCCGCTGAAAGCTGGTGCAAACGTCATCAAGGCGGTGACGGAATGGGATATGTCACCATTCGGCGAGGAGCCAGACTACAAAATTCTGACGTGAGGGGATCATGCCCGTTAAAGGTATCAAGCGTGTTCAGATGAACACCCGCAAGGTGCTGAGTGATATCGCTGGCATCCGAACGGAGAAGGTTCTCTATGAAGTCATGAATGCCGGGGCCAACCATGCGGCGCTGATTACTCCGGTTGCGAAAACATCAGTTCTCATCAACAGCCAATACAAAAAACTCGAACCAATGCCATCAGGAATGATTGGGCGGGTGGGTTATACGGCTAACCATGCCGCCGCAGTTAATGCCGCAAGGGGCAAGCTGAAAGGCAAGCCAAGGCCAGACGGCAGCGGCAATTACTGGGATCCAGATGGCGAACCGGACTTCCTCCGCAAAGGCTTTGAGCGAGACGGCCTCAACGAGATTAAGGCCATCATCAAGCAAGGGTACAAAGTATGACGCGTAACGAGGTGTATGACTCACTGAGGGCGTGGTTGCAGTCGCATGGCTTTGATGTTGGTTATCGCGTCCAGAAGCGATTCTGGAATGAGTTGGAGAATACCGAGGGGGAAAGATACCTTGTCATCCAGCAGAACGGTGGCGGCAAGCCAGAAGAAGCGATAACCCGCGATTATTACCGCATCCTCCTCCTGTCAGGCCAGAACGACAGCAATATTAACGAGATTGAAGATCGCGCCGACGCCATCCGCCAGGCGATGATCGACGACTACAAAACCGAATGCATCATTTCGATGCAGCCAATAGGCGGCATCACCGCCATCCAGACCGAAGAAGGGCGTTACCTCTTCGATATTTCCTTTCAAACCATCATTTCCAGATAACACGGAGATAAATCACTATGGCGTGTGAATCGGGCGCTTTTACCGGGCGCGACGTCGTCGTTTATTACGCGATTGGATGCCCTGAAGTACAACCCACCGCCAGCGCTTACCGCCGACTCGGCATGATGCGCGGCAAAACAGTAAATGCAGAGTGGGAAACCGCAGATGCGACCGGCGACATGAGCGCTGCATTTACGCAAGAGAACCTCGTTACCTACAAGAATATTTCGTTCTCAGGTGACGGCGTGACCCGCAAAGAGGATGTTTATGCGCAGAACGCGCTTAAGCGTCACGTCTACAACCCGCCAGCAGAGACCAGCAACCAGCCGTATGTATGGTTCAAGATCATCTCTCCGAACGATATCACCGAAGGCCCGTTCATGGTGACATCATGGGGCGATGAGGCGCCGCACGACGACGTTGCCACCTGGTCTGTCGAAGCGTCCAGTGCCGGTCAGGTTGACGTGCGCGACGTTGGTGCAACTATCACCATCACTACCCAGCCACAGAATCGCACGCTGACCGTTGGCGATACGCTGAACCTGTCGGTGGCTGCGACTGTGTCTGACAATTCAGCACTGACTTACCAGTGGAAGAAGGGTGGTAGTGACATCTCTGGCGCAACATCAGCAACATTCACCAAAGCAAGCGTGGCTGCCGGTGATGCCGGATCATACAGTTGTCAGGTATCTTCCTCCACAGCGGGCAGCGTGACGTCCGGGTCTGCTACGGTTGTTGTCAACGCAGCGTGATATCAGGGGCTTCGGCCCCTTTTTTTGAGAGGTTTCATGAAAGCAATAACCGATATCGGCCAGGCCATTGTCCGCGCTGGGGGCAAAGAGATATTCCTCAACCCGTCATTCCTCGCCATGTCTCGTATTGGGTCGCCGGAACAGATTGTTGATGCTTTCGTGAAGGTTCATGCCGGGCATTACCCGAAACACCGAATCTCCGATACTCAAATCCAGAAGGCGGCCAATGTCCGATGCTTTGCTGAAATGGCAGCATCGGCGGCAAACGTAGTTCGGCATTGCTCAGAGGGTGATGTTGCAGAGTTGATTGGTTCGTACTCGGTGAACGCGGCAGGGCGACTGCTGTTCAAGCCTGGGGCTATCCCGATCGAGGATGTTATACAGATTGCCCGCCACCTGATTCTGCATGGCGTAATGGGCGATCAGCCGCCGGAAGAGTTCGAAGGTAAGAAGGGCGAATACAGTGACAAATTCGATGTACGGTCATTCGTCTACACCGCTGTTGCTCACCTCGGCATGAGCGAGTCTGATGCCTGGAACATGACAATGACCAGCTTCCGCGCCGCCATGAATGCCAAGTTCCCGCAGAAAGAGAAAGCCAGAGTGCCAACCCAGGAGAAATACGACGAGGTTATGGACTGGGCAGAGCAGATGCTAGCGATGGATGCGCAGAGGCATGGGCCGCACTAAATGGCCCACTCAGGTGGGCTTTTTCTCAGGAATCTCAGCAGTGAAGCCGGTCACATCCCAAGTTTTTTCCCATATCTCATAACCAAGCTCTTTAAGGCGTAGGAAAGTTTTTTGGAAGACGGTATCGAAATCCTCATCGCTTAGCCCATCAAGCTCCAAATCATCAAGGTGGATATGGAAGGTGGTGTGACCAATTCTGACCTTTTTATTAATCTCAGAGAAAGTTCTTTTGAAAATTATCGCTGATAGCTCATCCCTTGCCTTGCTTACTATCTGAATAGCCTCTTCGGCAGAGATGACCTCATCATCTGACACTTCTGCCAAAAAGCTACCATCAAGCCTCTGCACAATTTCTGCATTCATTGAACGGTTGTTAGCTTTGGCAGAGTCTTCAATTTTCTCTTTAAGTTCAACTGGAAGCCTGATTCGTAGCTGCGGATCTTCTCTGCTCATGTTCAGCGTTATGCCTACAAAAAATTCACAATAAGTAAATTATGCCCCACCGTGGGGTTGACAGCAATGACGCACGGTGTGACACTTACATCAAGCCTCACGGTGGGGCATTTACTGGAGGGTTTAATGGAAAAGGCAAAAGACATGTACCAACGCAAGGTTCGCTTCCCTGAAGACGTACGTAAGGCTATCGAGAAGAACGGTGGCGATGAGTGTCGTCAGTTTAATACAGAGCTTATTTACCAGCTGAGAAAGGTGTACGGATTGGCAGGTGAGAAAAGTGCTCAAGCATAAAAACGTTGAAGCCCCGGCTGCGCTAACAGTCAGGGCTTCGGTATCGAACAAATCCGGCAAGGAAAATATCGACATGAATATTGTAGCAAAATCAGATTACAACTTCCAAGGATTCGCATTTAACCCAGTGACAGAAGGCGGGGCTATCTGGTTTACCTCCACCGAACTGGCGAAGGCACTCGGTTATAAAAAAACTGATGCCATCAGCCAAATTTATGCACGTAATGCTGATGAGTTTTCCGAGTCGATGTCATTGACACTCAATATGAAGGTCAACGGGATAAACAATAGCTTACGTAACAAATCGGTCAGGGTTTATTCACTTCGAGGCGCTCATTTGGTTGCGATGTTTGCCTCAACACCAAAGGCCAAAGATTTCCGACGCTGGGCGCTGGACATCCTGGATCGCGAGGTTAAGGACTCACCGATCGCCAAGCAGTTTTCTGATGAGGAGTTGGTGAGTCTTTGTTACTTGCAGCTCTGGATGGAAAAGAGCCAGCAGATCAGCAAGAAGCTCTATCCTGCGATGCGCGAACTGGGATCTGAACTTTCAGGCAAGCTACGCGATATCGCACATGAAACCAGGTACATGACGGACGAAACCAAAAAGATTTTACTCCGAGAAACACAAAACTTGGATAACACGAATTTTGTCGTAAGTAGCGCTCAGCCTGTGCTGGCAAAACTCCGCGGCGAAGACGGATGGATTCACTGATGGGCGCATGGGATGGCGCAAAAAGAAAAAGCCGATAGTTCGAGCTACCGGCTTCCTTTGAAACTTGTCATAAGGGTCCAACCAATGACTTCTTTAAATTTAGCAGTTCATGAACCAAATGTCGATCCCAAGCCACTGCCAGTGATTGAATGGAAGGGGTTGCGTGTTGTTACGACTGAAACGCTGGCCGCAGGTTATGGTTCTGATGAGGCTAATATTAGGAAAAACCTTTCGCGCAATGCCAGCCGCTTCATTGAGGGCATCCACATCTTCACCATTAAAGGCCAAGAGCTGAAGGATTTGCGAGTGACTAATAGTCACGCACAAATTTCGAGCAAAGCCCGCTCTGTTGTTTTTTGGACCGAAAAGGGCGCGGCCCGTATGTCGAAGATTGTTGATACTGACGAAGCATGGGCCTTTTTCGAACGCCTTGAGGATGCTTACTTCCGTCCAACTCCATCAATGGGTATCCCGCTGACCTATGAAGCAGCTCTGGAAGACCTCCTGACAAAAGTGAAAGAGAACCGCATTATTGCTGAACAGCGCGATCGTGCAGTTAAAGAGAAGCGCTGGATCTCTGAGAAACGCGAAGTAACCGCGATGGCAACAGCTTCCGCTGCTGTTCGTGCCAAAAACAAACTGGCGGAACGCATCGGGGAAGGAAAAAACTATGCCGCCATTATCCCGGTAGAGAAGAAGCTCGGACAGAAATTCAAATGGCAGCCACTGCGCAAGTGGTGCCGTGATAATGATGCTGAGCCACACGAGGTTGAAGACCCGCGCTTTGGTACTGTGAAATCCTGGCCTCGCGCTGCATGGATGGCGGTGTACAACGTGGATTTGCGCAAGATCTTTTAATCGGCGTAAAAGTCCGCCAATCCGCCGATTTCTCAGCCAATCGACATCCGAACCCGCTTAACTGCGGGTTTTGTCGTTGCGCCGATCCCTGCTGATTATTCCGTCAACTGGTGGTAGGATTTGACCATCTTTTACTGATGGGGATAGGGATATGCATATCGACATACCGGGCGCTATCAATGACTATTTCACACTTAGTGGCTCGGAAGAAAAAACATATAAATCAAACAGAAGCAGAATAAGGGCGCTTGTTGAAATACGGAACCAGAAAATTCAGCAAGTGATCGCTGATGGGGGGAACATACATACCGCATCCTTAGATTTACAAGATCAGGTTAGTGACTTTTTTTCTGAAGCTCCGGTAGAAGCACAAGTTGTGCTTTTTGAAACGCTCGCTGAAGAGATGCTAGCCTCAGCATCAGCAATAAATGATGAAACTACCAAACTCAACGCTCAAGCCGCATCAAGCGAGGCGACAGGTCATGCAATTGGCCAGTGGATAGGCGCTGGTATTTTGCTGATGTTCATTCTTTTTATGTTCGGTTTATTAAAATAGTAAGACTCATCTTACCCCCAAGACCTCGCTCCGGCGGGGTTTTTTATTGCCTGGAGAAATTGAAATGACCCAGAACGTCGGCGATATTGAATATGTGATTAAGGCCGATACGGCACAGTTGCTGCGTGCTGATAAGGAGGTGGTCAAAGCCACCGACAATATGCAGGATGGTTTTGACGCAGCTGATGATGCGGCGCAATCACTTTCTTCTTCTCTGGGCGAATTGAGTAAAATTGCCGCGGCTGTAATGGCGATCCTTTCTGTTAACCAAGTGTCGCAATATGCCGATGCATGGACCGAACTGAACAACAAATTAGCGAATGCGCTGCGGCCAAATGAAGAGTTGGTGGACGTTACAGAGCGGGTATTCAACATTACTCAGCAAACGCGTTCTAGCCTGGAGGCTACTGCCTCTCTCTATGCCCGACTGGAGCGTGCAACCCGCCAGTACGGCACGAGTGCGCAGGACCTTGTAAAACTCACAACGATAATCAACCAAGGTTTTGTGGTTTCAGGTGCTACCGCTGAAGAAGCAGAGAACGCGATTATTCAGCTATCTCAAGGCTTGGCGTCTGGTGCATTACGCGGGGAAGAATTCAACTCTGTAAACGAGCAGGGTAATCGTCTAATTGTCGCTCTTGCGGATTCAATGGGCGTGACAATTGGCCAGATGCGCCAGTTAGCCGCTGAAGGTAAGCTTACTACCGATGTTGTTGTGAATGGCCTGCTATCCCAGGGAGCAACCATTGGAGCTGAATTCGCCAAAACTACGACAACAATCAGCCAAGCAATGCAAGTTGCTGGCAATAATATTACTAAATTTATTGGAGAGAGCTCTTCTGTGAAAGCGGGTGTTGCTATCTTCAATGACGCCATAATCACAGCAAGCAATAATATTTCAGGTCTGAGCATGGCTTTGACCGCAGTCGCTGCTGTAATGGGAAGTCGATATATTGGCGCTCTGACTATGGCTGCTACTGCGCAAGTTCGTAACACTGCCTCGCAAATTGCTGCTGCCAAAGCAGCAGTAGTAACTACCTCAGCTGCTGAAGCTCAAGCTGCTGCGCAATTACGCTCTGCTCAGTCTAGTAAGAACGCAGCAACCTCTGATCTCAATCTTGCTCAGGCCAGATTAAACACTCTTAAAGCAACTGCTGCTTCTTCCGTAGAAGAGGTCAGACTAGCGACTGCGGAAGCGCAAACCATCCGAACGCAGCTTGCGCAAATTAACTCTGAGAAAGCGCTTGAGGCTCAGCGTTTACGCGCTCAAATTACCGAACAAGGCCGGATTCAGGCTGCAACTCGCATGGCTCAGCTGCAGCAGGCATCTGCTGCATTAACTACGCGACTTGCGGCTGCCGAGGCTACTGCCTCTCAATCCCGGGCAGCTGCAATTGCATCTGCAGAAGCTAAGGTTTCCGCTGCAAGAATCGCCTTGGCTAATGCCACTGGCGTCGCAACAGCAGCCAATGGTAGATTTATCGCATCGCAAGAGGCATCAGCAGTGGCATCACGCGCGGCTTCAGCTGCAGCCGCCTTGGCGAGAGGTGCTCTTTCCCTTATTGGTGGTCCTGCTGGTGCAGCCATGATTGCGGCTGGAGCCATATTCTATTTTTGGCAGAAAGCTCAGCAAGCCAAACAAGAGGCAATTGCCTTTGCTGATGGTTTAGACAAGCTCAACTCATCTTTAAAATCATTGAGCAACACTCAACTGCGAGGAACCATTGCTGATGCCAATGTGTCAATCCGGGCGCAAAAAGATGAAATAGCTGATTTAGAGTCGGATATCGCATCGCTTCAAAATCGCTACAAGAGCTTTACTCCAGCCGCCCAAGCTTATGCGGATTCAATGGGGCAGGGAGCAGAGTTCAGCCAACGGCAGGCTGAGGTTTCAGATGAACTGAACGGGAAGATTCGGGATCTCGCCAACAAAAAGGATAAGCTTGCTAGAACAGAAAATACTGCCTCAGAAGCGAACCGTTTGCTTACTAATAATATGCTTTCATCGATGGGTGTGCATGATCAACTCATTGAAAAAGGCACCACTCTGGAGAGAGTTCAAGGAGCTGTTGCGAAAGCCTTCGGTAATACTGCAGATGAGATTAACCGGGCCAATCACGCCGGGCAGAATTTCAACCCCAAGTCATTACAGATCGCCCCTCCAACTGCAGATGGCGATAAAGTAATCCTGAACCTTGAAGAGCAGAACGAGCTTCTGAAAATACAGGATGAACGCCAGCGGGCAGTGGCAAAAGCCAGAATGGCGGCATCTAAGGTTACTGACAACCCTAATCAGATCGCGTCTGCTGAGCGTCTGGCTGCAGAGAATTACGATCTACAGGAAGCTGAGGAGGCACGGCGCAAAGCGCAGCAGCAGAATGAACAGCAGGGAAAAAGCGCAGCCACTCAGATGGAGGCCAACGCCCAGAAAATTGCTGATTATAAGCAGCGCGCAGAAACTGCTGCCGGGGCAACACAGGATTTGTCACGCGAACAGGCCATGCTAAGGGCTGAGCAGTCTCTTAATAAAAGCGCTACGGCTGGGCAAATTGATGAAATAAGAAAATATGCTGCCGCTGAATGGGACGCAGCCAATGCGGTGAAGATGCGGCAGCAGGCCGAGCAAGGTAAAAAGTTTGCACAGCAGGAGATCGTTGCAAACGTGACCACCCCTGACGCCGTAACGGGCGCAGTGCAAAATCCAACGGCTCTTATTGATTTGCAGGAGCAGCAGAAGTTAGCGGCACTTGCTAAGTATCAGGCCATAGACAAGGAAAATACACAGCTTTACGAAGATGCCAAGACGGCCATTCAGGAGCAGGCAGCAAACGCCAGGAGGAAAATTGCTGTAGATGAGGCCAATGCACAAACTGAGGCGATAGGCTCCATTCTCGGCTCGGCGTCACAGGGGTTTGATAGCCTGGCGTCAATTATCGCAAACACGTCTGGAAAGAGCAGTGGTGCATATGTTGCCATGTTCGCTGCTGCAAAAGCATTCGCGATAGCGCAATCAACCCTGAGTCTTAACACGGCGATTATGCAGGCCATGGCGGATCCGACTGCTCTTACGCCAGCACAAAAAATGGCGAACTACGCAGCCATCGCCTCGGCCGGTGCTTCCCTGCTTTCGAATATTGCAAGTGTCACCATGAGTGGCGGTCGTCGCTACGGCGGTACGGTTTCTGCTGGTAACGCCTATCGTGTCAACGAGGATGGCCGTTCTGAAATCTTCCAGACCGCCGGGGGTCAGCAGGCATTCATCCCGAATCAGTCAGGGAAGATTATTCCGGCAAATAAGGTTGGGGGTAGTGGCGGAGTTGTTAATCAAACTGTCCATTTCACCATCAACACTACCGGCGGCATTGACGATGCGACCATGGCGCAGATATTGCAAAAGATGAAGCAGGTTACTTTGTTCCATATAAGCGATCAGGCTAATCGGCCTGGCGGATTAATCCAACCACGTACAAAAAGGTAAGGCGTGCTAAAATCGAGCATTCTGATAACAAAGGAGAGTTTAGATGGAATATCAAATTGAAGACATCACGGCTTACGATAATGACAATGGAAAAGGTATCCTTGCTAGCGTGTTTGTTAATTATGAAGACCACTGTAAAAGCGTGAAGGTTCGCGTTCATTTACCCTTGCAGCGCGATAAAAGCCTGGCAGAGATTGAAGCAGACATCTTGAGCGAAGCCAAAAAACAGCTCAAAGAACTTGTAGATAGCTTCTGAAAGTTGCCTTAATTAACACAAGCCCGCTTCGGCGGGTTTTTTGTTGGGAGTAATCCATGCCAGAAACATTCACATGGACACCGCAGAAAGCCTACTCCGTTGAGCGCACGCCGAATGTTGCTGTCGTTAAACTCGGTGACGGTTACGAACAGCGACAGGTGAAGGGTATCAATCCACTGATGGATAAATACTCGCTCACCTTTCGCGGCGTCAGCGGCGTGTGCCGCAGTAACCCAGCTAAGGATGCAGAGGCATTCCTCAAAGCCAGGGGTGCGGTTGAATCGTTCTACTGGACGCCATCTGATACGGGAGTGCGGAAGCTGTTTGTCTGCCGTTCCTGGAATATGACAAAGACCGGGCCGATGTTTGAACTGACGGCCACTTTTGAACAAGTACCACGATAAGCCGAAAGGCGGGAGACAGTTATGACTTTAGAGCAACGTGTTGAAGAGTTAGAGGCTATGGTTGATTCAATGAAAGCACAGATGGAAGAAGTTATTAGCGCTCACACCTGTGCTTATAATCAAATCACTGCGAAATTAGATCAAATTGCCGTAATTCAAGCTGAACGCAAGGCTTGAAGAGCAAGTTTTTCAATCTCACCGATGGTTTTATTCTTTATCTCATCTGGCGCTATATCTAGGTTTACCGAATGAAATTGGTCATTAGGGCCAATCAAATTAGCTTTTAATTTAAATGTATTTCCAGCGACCGCAAAAGAAATAAAGTCAATAGCGTTTAATTTCAATTCTGACATTATTTTTCCTTTATCAGAGGTAATCAGCCATCCCCCTTCAATGGTTACGCCAGTGTCCCACCACTGACGGGCTGAGCTTACACGTTAACCAGGGTTATCAGTAAGCAACATCCTGATATTCAAACAGTAGCCACCACTTGGTGGCTTTTTTTATGGGAGTTTGCCGTGCGCGACATACCAGCCAGTATGATTATTGATAGCGTCGACGCCGGAGTAGGCGCGTTTATCGACCTGTTCGAAGCCGACCTGCGACCCTTTGGCGGAGACCTTATCCGGTTTCATTCAGGCACCAATGGATATTACGGAAATGTGATCTGGAAGGGGAATCAGTATCAGGCATACCCGATAGCAGTCGAAGGGTTCGAGTCAAAGAACGAAGGCACATATGCCCGCCCAACAATGGTGGTGGCGAACGTTACGGGTTTACTGACGAGCATAAACCATGACTTCGACGACATGCTTGGGGTGGTGATCACCCGCCGTCAGGTTCCGGTGAAATACCTGGACGCGGTGAACTTCCCCAATGGCAACCCTGACGCAGATCCGACGCAGGAAGCGGTTTCCCGTTACGTTGTTGAGGAGATGACGGAAGAGACGTTCGAGCAGGTGACCTACACGCTGGCAACACCTATCGACTGCGACAACGCCATCATCCCGGCGCGAACCATCCTTGCCGACGTCTGCCAGTGGCAGTATCGCGGCGTCGGGTGCGGATATGACGGGCCGCCGGTTGCAGACGAGCGCGACAATCCAACCACTGACCCGGCGAAAGATAAGTGCTCTCACCGCCGTAGCGGCTGCCGCTTCCGTTATCCACGACCGGAACCAATGCCAATCAGCAGCTTCCCCGGCTCTCAGAAGGTTTCATGATGCAGGAATTACTCGATTATGCGGCATCGTCGCAGGATGAGGTGTGCGGCTTAATCCTGGATGGCGGGCAGTTGTTCCGCTGTCGGAATGTTCACCCGGAACCTGGAAAGCACTTCCGAATCAGTGATGATGACTGGCTGGCGGCCGAGGAGGCTGGAGAGGTGACTGCGGTATTCCACTCTCACCCAATGAACAGCCCGGTTCTGTCCGGATCCGACCGTAAATGCCAGGTTGCATCGGGCCTTCCATGGGTGCTGGCCTGTAACGGGAAAATCAGAACGTTCAGGCCGTTGGATTACCTTTTGGGGAGGCGGTTCGAGCACGGAGTGACTGATTGTTACACGCTATTCCGTGATGCGTATCACCTGTGCGGCATTGACCTCCCTGACTTCGAAAGGACGAATGGCTGGTGGCTGAGAGGGGAGAATCTCTATCTGAACAACATGTCGCGCAATGGCTTCAATCAAGTATCGCCGGGAGAAGCGCTGCCTGGTGACGTCATCATCAGGCAACCATTCCCCGGAGCTGACCCTTGCCACGCAATGATTCTGCTCGATGACAATATGGTTCTTCACCACGATTGCTCAGGGCATTTAAGCCGGAGAGAGCAAATGCGCCCGGCATACGTTAAGCAGATGCATTCCATATGGAGACATGAACAGTGCTCATCTTTAAATTTGCAGGGCATTTACGCCGACATTTCCGCAAAGTCGAGCTGAGCGTTGATACCCCTGCCCAGGGCATTCGTCTTTTGCTTGCTCAGAATCATGAGTTCAAAAAAGCATTCCTGAACGCCAGAGTAAGAATGCGAGTGGCGGGTGAGGATGTTGAAACGTCTTCGGTGCAGTGGCACATGGATCGGCGCCTGAAGGATGGCTCTGTAGTGCTGTTTGTCCCGGTGATTGAGGGGGCGGGACTTGAGACCAGTACGATAGTTCTCATTGCCTCACTGGTGCTGTCTGCCGCCTCGGTTGCTTACTCCATCTACATGTCCCGGAACATGAAAAGCAAAACTTCAGCGGAAGCGGCCGAAACAAACACCCTCACGAATAACTCGTTTACCAGTGCAGAAAACAGGGTCGGACAGGGACATCCTGTCCCCATACTCCTCGGCGAGATGGAGGTCGGCAGCAACGTAATAAGTCTCGGGATCGACACATCTAATAATTCCGACTGGGAAGAATCAATCAGCTAAGGTGGCGCTATGTCTTCAGGTGGCGGTAAAGCATCAACCCCAAAACTACTCGACGATAACCTCAAATCAAAACAATTCTATCGGGTACTGGATCTGATATCTGAGGGGCCAATCGCGGGCCCGGTGGATCAGGAGCACCTGTCTTCATTCAAGCTGAATAAGACGCCTATCACTGACTCGAACGGTAATGTCAACGTGAACGGCATTAGTGTTGCCTGGCGACCTGGATCGGAAACTCAGGAGCCAATCAACGGCTTCTCTGCAATCGAAGCGACGACCATTGTTAACACTGAGGTCACTTACGATACCCCGCTGGTTAGAACCGTGACAGATCAGGACGTGACCCGCGTTCGTTTTAACATCGGCGTCACCGGGCTCATGGAGCAGGACTCCAAGGGTAATCAGAAAAACACCTCTGTAACGATGGTTATCGAGACCAGAACTGGCTCGTCTGGCTGGGTCATGGAGAAGACGGTGACGATTACAGGGAAAATCTCTGGCGAGTACCTTGAGGCGCACGTCATTGATGCCCCCGACACCAAACCGTTTGATATCCGCGTTCGCCGCATTACGCCTGACAGCAGCAGCGATTTGCTGTCAAACGGGACTGTTTGGAACAGCTACAGCGAGATCACCGACGACAACCTTAGCTATCCGTTCTCTGCTGTTGCCGGCTCAGTCATCGACCGTGACCAGTACACCGACACGCCGAGCCGCACATATCATCTTCGCGGGCTGATCGTTGACGTACCGGATAACTACGAGCCAATTTCCAGAACTTACTCCGGGCTGTGGACGGGGGGCTTCAAAAAGGCATGGACTAACAACCCGGCGTGGCTGTTCCGTGAGCTGGCGAAAAACACCCGATTTGGCCTGGCGAAACGCGCCGGATACATCGATGTTGACGATGGCGCACTCTACATTCTGTCGCAATATTGCGATCAGCTTGTAGATGATGGGTATGGCGGCAAAGAGCCACGCATGACGCTCAACGCCTACATCACAGAGCAGGCGAGTGCGCGAGACATTCTCGACAAGATAGCGAGCATGTTCCGTGGCATTGCGCTGTGGGACGGCCTGCGCCTGTCCGTAATGCTGGACGCTCCACAGGATCCGATTGCGACAATCACGAACGCCAACGTTGTGAATGGCGAGTTCAAACGAAGCTCTGTAAAGCGTTCAGAGAAATACAATGCGGTTGTAGTGTCCTGGACTGACCCCGACAACGGATGGGAGCAGGTGAAAGAGTACGTTTCCGACGATGAGATGATAGCCAAAGGGAACTACAACGAAACCACTCTGGAGGCGTTTGGCTGCACCTCTCGCGGACAGGCATGGCGGGCAGGTAAATGGCTGCTGGAAACAGCAAAGCGTGAAAGCAGCAGACTGTCTTTCCAGATGGCACGCGATGCTATCCACTTCACGCCGGGTGATATCGTTGAGGTCATGGATAATGACTACGCAGGAACTCGCCTCGGGGGGAGAATTGTTTCTCATTCCGGGAGGGTGATAACGGTTGACGCGGTTGATTCCTCGGTAGTAACGGACGGCTCCACTATGTCGATTATGGGGAGGGACGGAAAGTTCTCTCGCTATGAGATTGATGGCGTTAACGGAAACAACGTCACACTCAAAAACGAACCTGAATGGGTGAGGGCGGGAACTGTATTTGCCATTTCAACCGCAAGCGTTGCGATTCGCCTTTTCCGGATACTGAGCGTCGCCGAAACGGAAAACAACTCCGTATACAGCATAACGGCCTCATTGCACGACCCCAACAAACAGGCCATCGTTGACGAGGGTGCAGTGTTTGAAGTTCCCAGCGATACGCTGAACGGCTACCGCGTGCCTAACGTGGAAAACCTGCGAATCCTGAACACAAACACCGAGACCGTCCAGGTTACAGCAACGTGGGAGACGGCAACCACTACTAAAAAGCTGGTGTTTGAGCTGTACATCTACAGTGCTGATGGGAAGCTGGTATCTCAGTACGAAACAGACCAGTTCCGTTATGATTTTTACGGCCTTGCTGCCGGTAGCTACACGCTTGGCGTTCGTGGGCGCAATGAAAACGGGATGAAAGGCGCCGAAACTCAGGTGAGTCTTATTATAGGCGCGCCAAAGGCTCCTAACTCCGTTCAGTGGATACCCGGACCATTACAGGCCACTCTGGTGCCAGTTATGTCTGTAACGGCAACATCAGATACCTCTTTTGAGTTCTGGTACGCTGGCGAGACGCCAATCCCATTAACCGATGATATTGAGAACAAAACTCAATTCCTCGGAAGGGGGAACCAGTGGACCATTCAAAAGCTCAAGTTTGACCACGTCTATTACGTTTATGTCCGGACACGCAACGCGTTCGGGGTTTCTGATTTTGTTGAGGCTTCAGGAAAGCCAACGGATGACTTTAGCGATATCACCGATGCAATCCTGGAGGAAATTAAAGAGACTGATACGTTCAAAGACCTGATCGAGAGCGCGGTGGACAGCAGTGGAAAACTGTCAGAACTGGCTGATGCAATCAAAGAGAACGCAGACGGCCTTGCTGCTGCGGTTGGCTCGAACAAGCAGACCGCTGAAGCAATCATCGGAAACGCGCTGGCTATTGCCGATGTTGTCGTACGGCAGACAGCCCAACAGGGCGCTAACTCTGCGACTTTCGAACAGCTCCGGGAGGTGATCGCTACCGAAACGGAGGCGCGCGTCACGGATGTTACTCGTCTTGAGGCAAAAACTGCGCAGAATGAGGCGGGAGTTACCGAGGTAAGGCAGGCTCTGTCAGATGAAGCTCACGCAAGGGCTACTGCTGTTGACCAGCTCACTGCGAGTACTCAGGTCATTTCTGATAAAGCTGATTCGGCTTCGAGTAAAGCTGATGCTGCATCAGGTAAGGCAGATGCAGCTGAACAAGCCAGCTCACAAAACACTGCTGATATCACCACGTTGCGACAGGTTGTCACCGACACGACTTCATCAATGGCATCCCGCCTGGAGGAGCTGGGAGCAAGAACCGATACTGCCAGCGGCGGCATCCAGAATAACGCTATCGCGCTAATAACGAGTACGCTGGCGCAGGTTGATCAGCAGGTGAGACTCAGCGCGCAGTACGGTGACAGCAAGGCCGGCATCGATCGTATTGATAACGTCATGGCAAGCGACAGGGAGGCAACAGCACGTTCGCTGCTGAGCTTGCAGGCTGACGTGAACGGCAATAAAGCATCCATCAACAGCCTGAACCAGACGTTCTCCGATTACCAGCAGGCCACAGCCACGCAGATAAACGGCATCACGGCGACCATCAACGGGCACACTTCAGCGATCAGCACTAACGCTCAGGCGATAGCAAACGTTAGTGGTGACCTGAAGGCGATGTACAGCATCAAGGTTGCCGTGGACGCGAATGGAAAGCAGTATGCTGCTGGTATGGGGATAGGTGTTGAGAATACTCCATCTGGCATGCAATCACAGGTGCTGTTTGTGGCTGACCGTTTCGCGGTAATGGCGCAGGCTGGTGGGGCGGTATCGTTGCCGTTCGTTATCCAGAACGGACAGACCTTCATCCGGGATACGTTCATCCAGGACGGTACCATCAGCAATACCAAAATAGGAAACTACATTCAGTCTTCAACATGGGACGGCACCGGAAATGTTGGCTGGCACATCAACAAGTCTGGCTACGCGACGTTCAATAATGTGACCGTTCGTGGCTCCATTTATGCAACCAACGGTAATTTTTCATTTAACGGGTCCGGTAATACCACAGTCATTAATGGCAACGGCGTCACCATCAATATTCCGGGTGGTGGCCGGATCGTACTTGGGACATGGTGATAATATGCCGACAGGGTTATTGATAGAGCTGAACGACGGCGGGAAACCTATGGAGATAACGGCGGGGCTGAGATGCCCGTCATTTGGAGCAAGTTTTGACAGTGGATATCAGAAAGCCAAGTACGCGGATATTTCCGGTTATGTATCCGGTTCGCAGGTGCTGTTTATCCCTCACGCAACGGCTTATCTTGATTCAGGGCTGCTTCATAAAATGAACTCGGTCACCATATCCGGTGGCCGCGTGACGCAGAACTCCACGATGAAGGATGTAAGCATCAGTGAGCGTGAAAGTACGTACACGTTCCCCGGTAGCCTCTGGCAGATATTTCCGTCAGGCCAGCGTAGTGGTGTGGGTCTTCTCATCAGCAACAGTACTGACTTCACCTCAATAACCAATGCTACACAGTCAGGACAGTGTATCTGGAAGGGTGCCGTCAATGTTCCCACTGGCGGCTGGGCAGTTCCCACGATAGCGGGGTACGACAAGTCCAAATATATCGTCTTTGGGCGCTGCAATAGCGGTAACACAGTCGATTTCGATGGCAACACGGTCAGGTTCTTCAGCCCTCCATCCACCAACGATGATGCTCCGACGACCGGCACGATAGATATTGTCATCTTTGCCAGTGGCGTGGCGCCTCAGCCGGGCACCGGCCTCAACATCTTCAATGCAGCCGGGGCTTGCACGTTTTCGACGACAAAGCGGCCTTTCGTCTACCTCAACCAACTCTGGACGCCTTCGAAAAATGCCGTAAGCATCGGCAGCGGCTATGTTCCGCTGGGCAGGTTCGGGCTGATGGCTCACGAAGTAAATGGCATGTACGTGTATCGAATGTTCGGAATAAAAATACAGAACGGCAGTGCTTCAGTTCAGGGTGGGAAATATCTCGGGCGCGAACAATATGCCATTTTTGGTAATGACACGGTAACGCCCCTCAATCTTCCCGTTCTTCCCGATATGTACGTCTGAAAAATATCACCCTTTAAATGCACCCTCGCTCCGGCGGGGTTTTTTATTTCCTGGAGAAAACATGATTTATACTACTGGCACTATCGCCATCAGCGGAAACACCCTTACAGGTACCGGCACAAACTTCACTGCTGCTGGTTCTCTTATTCGTAACGGCTGTACCGTTATTGCAATGACCAGCCCTGTGCAGGTATTTCAGATTACCACCATCGGCAGCGCAACAAGTCTCACCGTAACGCCAGCAGCTAACCCAACTGTTCCCGCTGGAACCCGGTTTGCCATTCTTCTGAGTGACAGTCTGAGCGTGGATGGGCTGGCGCAGGATATCGCTGAAACCTTCACGATGTACCAGCGCTACATGAGCGGGTTCGCTGATGTAATGAACGGGACATCTGATGTCACCATCACTATCAACGGCATTGCCGTTACCGTACCGGGTCAAAAATCGCTGGCGAAGAAAGGGGCTAACAGCGACATTACCAGCCTTTCTGGGCTGAAAACAGCTCTCAGCATTGAGCAGGGAGGGACCGGTGCGAAAAATGCATCAGGCGCTCGTACAGGGCTCGGTCTTGGAAACAGCGCCACACGAGACGTTGATAGCCAGTTTAGCCCGGGAACCTCTTACCTCAATGGTGCGGCAGTAATGGCCCAGGTTCATCGCGATTACAGGAACCTTGCCTCTTATGATGGTATTTCACAATATCCGCTCGGCATGTCTTTTGGCATACAGCTTGGAGGGAATGGCTGGGGTGGAGGCAGCGGAGTTGATACTTACACGGGCATGTTAACACTCCGTGGCTGGCATGATTCGTCGGGTGGTGGCTACACGTCATGGCAGCTTGCCTCAACCTCCCAAGGACTGAAGTATCGTCAGGGCAATGGAACCATCCTGGGAAATACTAACGTCGGGTTCTCCACGACGCACACCCTTTATTCGACGCAGAACACCACGAAAGCCAGCGACGGAACGCTCAAGGCTGCATCACCGATCGCCAGAATCGTTAAATCCCAGGAAGATAACCAGCGTACCGATGTTGACGAAGTGGGCTTCACCTGGTGCGGCTGCGGTACGGCGAACGCCGAGGCTGAAGGAATCAAAATCTCGAGACTGGATGTTGGGGTGTATGTTCTTATCGGCTCGGCAGGCCTGGCATCAGAAGGCTGGCAATTGCTGCCGCCAATGGATCCGGGTGGAATGGGGGAACTGGGTGTTGTTGAAGCAGAGCAAACCGAAAGCGGTGGTTTGACGATTCGGCTTTTTAAGCGGAAATACATGCTGAGCGATGAAGGGGAGATCGTCAAAACAAAAGGGGCTCCTATGGATGTTCCGGCTAACAGCTGGATCGACGTACGCCTCGACATGCCAGAGGATAGCATCTGGAATACAAGATCTTCTGAAGCTTCTCTGGAACTGACAGAGCAGCCAGCAGTCATTCAGCCTTAAAAATTAATAGGCGAACCCAAATTGATCTGCATTCCATTTAAAACTACTGTATATAAACACAGTAATAAAGGGAGTGCAGATTATGCCCCGCAAATCAGACATTCACAGCGCATTTGTCGCTGCAATACAGCTAAACCCTAAGGGATACCAGTGTTTACGCACGGATGACTTCATCCGGGAGTTACGCGCACGGAACTGGCATTTCACGCCGGACGACGCCAACGAGTGGATAGAGCGCTATCAGGAGTTCTTCGTCGACAAGACGCCGAACGACAGGCCGAACAGGTTGTGGATGATGCGCAACATGGGGAGGGTGATCTG